CCAGGGGTCCGAAAACCGGACCTCTAGGGGTCCGGTCACCGGACCCCATAACCAGAACCACAGAAACCACGTAGAAGAAGAAGCTTCTGTTGAGGCTCCGGCTCGCCAGATCAGCAGCGAGCAGAAGCGCGAGTTCGGCCGGTTCTGGCACAACCACCCGAAGAGCAAGGACTACGACAAGACCCTCGAGGCGTGGACCGAAGCGGTCCTCGCCGGAGCGGACCCCGTAGCCATCTCGGCCGCCGCCCTTGCCTATGCCCGCGAGATGGCTGGCCAGGAATTCCGATTCGTCAAGCAGTCCGCGAACTGGGTCCGCGAGCGCCGCTATGAGGACAAGTTCGCCCCCGAGCCGAGCCCGGACGGCCGCCCCTCGCTGCGCGCCGTCTCCGGCGGCTACCAGCCGTACCGCAACCCCACCGACCAATCCGTCTACGACGAGGACTTCTGATGCAGTACATCCCGCCCGCCAGCCTGCGAGGCCAGAACACCGCCCCGCTCCTCGCCGCCCGCGGCCTCGCCGCCGACTGGCTCGACCTCAACGACTTCGACCCCCACAGTCCCGCCAACGTCGCCCGCTACACCTACGCCGAGGTCTCCCGCCTGGTGCCCTTCCACTACCGCGGCGCCGTCACCTCGCTGCCGCAGCTGGCCGCCTGGATCGACACGCTCGTTGCCGCCGCCCGCGAATGGCAGGCCGAGCGGGGCGCACCGATCGCCAGCATCATCCACGGCCCCTCGCTGCTGCTCCTCGGCGCCACCGGCGTCGGCAAGACCCACGAGGCCTACGGGGCGATGCGGGAGCTGGCCGTGACCGGAGTCCGCGGCGAGTGGGCCGTGACGACCGCCGCCGACCTGTACGCGGCCCTGCGCCCCCGCCACGGCGTCGACTCGGAGGCCGAGTTCCGCCGCTACCGGGACGCCCGCCTGCTCCTCATCGACGACCTCGGGGCCGAGCGCAAGCCCACCGAGTTCACCGAAGAGATCAACTTCCGGCTGATCAACCACCGCTACGAGCATCACCTTCCCACCCTGATGACCTCCAACGTCGACCCCAAGGAGCTTGCCGGCCGCCTCGGCGACCGCGTCGTCTCCCGCCTCGCCGAGATGTGCCAGCGCGTCCCGATGAAGGGCAACGACCGCCGGAGGACCGCCGCGTGACCACCGACACCGAGATGTGGGTCGCCGACGAGGCCGCCCTCGACTCCGCCCCGCGGCCGCCCGAGCGGCCCCGCGACGTCGAGGCCGAACGCATCCTCGTCGCCACCGCCATGCAGCAGCCGGCCGTCATCGACGAGCTCGCCGCCGAAGGATTCGACCCCGCCGACATCACCACCGACGCCTACCGCTGGATCTGGTGGGCCGTGGAAGAGCTCCGCACCCACTTCCGGGACGGGGAACTCCGCCACCTCGCCGTCCACCGCCAGCTCGAGGCCTGGCACGCCGACGGCCGCATGCCCAGCACCCGCGTCCCCAGCCCCGAACAGCTCTTCGAGCTCAACCTGTCCGCCCACCCGGGCGCCGCATCCTGGTACGCCGCCCGCGTCGTCAAGAAGGCCGTCGCCGCCCGCGTCGTCGCCCTCGGCTACGACGCCATCCTCAAGGGCACCTCGCCGGCCTTCGACGAGGACACCGACGTCGCCGCGATCCAGGCCGACCTCGACGGCGCCATCCGACCGACCGAAGATGCCGAACTCTCCGCGATCGGCGACCTGGTCGGCGGGAGCCTGGTCCGCGCCGTCACCCCGCCCACCGACGAAGATCGCGTTCCCACCGGCTTCATGGACCTCGACAGCCTGTTCTCCGGCGGGTTCACCGGCGGGCAGATGGTCGTCGTCGGCGCGCGGCCGGCGATGGGCAAGTCGACGCTCGCCCAGGACTTCGCCCGCGGCGCCGCCATCCGCGCGAAGATCCCCACGCTCATCGAGTCGCTGGAGATGAGCAAGGACGACCTGTCCGACCGGATCCTGTGCGCCGAAGCCCGCATCCCCCTGCACCACCTGCGACAGGGCATCGTCTCCGACAGCGACGTCGCCCGCGCCGCGGCCCGCGTGCAGGACACCATCGCCGACGCCCCGCTCTACATCAACGACGGCGCCCTGCTGTCCCTGGCGAGCCTGCGCGCCCGAGTCCGCAACCTCGTCCGTACCCGCGGACTCCGCCTCGTGATCATCGACTACCTGCAGCTCATGCAGGTCGGCCGGGCCGACAACCGGCAGCAGGCCGTTGCCGACCTGTCCCGCGGGCTGAAGCTCCTGGCGAAGGACTTCGACATCACCGTCGTCGTCCTGTGCCAGCTCAACCGCGGGCCCGAGCAGCGCACCGAGAAGAAGCCGATGGTGTCCGACCTGCGCGAGTCCGGGGCGATCGAGCAGGACGCCGACATCGTGATCCTGCTGCACCGCGAGGACGCCTACGACAAGGAGACCCCGCGGGCCGGCGAGGCGGACCTGATCGTCGGCAAGCACCGCAACGGGCCCACGGCCACGATCACCGCCGCGTTCCAGGGTCACTTCGCCCGCTTCTGCGACATGGCCCAGACCTGATGACCGTCGACCCGGCGGACATCGCCGCGCTCCGTGAGCAAGGCGACCTCAAGGACTACCTGCTCTCCCTTGCGGGCCGCACTCCGACCAAGCCGAAGCCGGCTGTCGCCGAGCCGACCGGGCCCGGCTACCACATCGCCCGCCCCGGGGCCTGGCCGTGCGGTACCGCCGCCACCGGCCCGACACCGCCGCCGTGCACGCACCCGACCGCCTGACCCAACCCACCCCCTACCAACCGAGGGATAGCCCGTGACCAGCAACGATGCACCCAACAGCCCCGACCTCGACGCCATCGAAACCCGCACCAACGCCGCCACACCCGGACCCTGGTGCACCGACTCGTGGGAGATCTACCAAGGCACCGCATACGTGCCCGGCATCTCGATGTGGATCGGCGAGACCTGCCGCGGCACCACCAGCCCGGAGCAGGACCGAGCCGACGCTGAGTTCGTCGCTGCCGCCCGCACCGACGTGCCCGCGCTGCTCGCCGAGGTCGCCCGCTTGAAGAGGCAGCGCGAGTACCTGCTCGGCCAGCTCGCCAAACGGGACGCCGAGTCGGGGCGCGAGGAGGCGGCGCTCCGGAAGCTCCTGGCCAGTGAGGAGCCGATCTGTGGTGACGAGAACGACGGCGACTGGTGCGAGCTGGAGACCGGCCACGACGGCAACCACCGGGCCGACACCGCCGAGTGGGCCCCCACCCCCTGACCTGCCGTGATCGCCCGCCCGCGACCCCACCCACCCCGGAGGCAACCAATGCCCATGACAACAGACGAGACGCAGCGTCTCGCCGCCGCTGAACCCGCCCTACGCCTGCTCTCCCTGGGCGCTGGCGTCCAGTCCACAACCCTGCTCCTCCTCGCCGCCGAGGGTCGCCTGCCCGGCCTGGACGGCGCGATCTTCGCCGACACGGGCTGGGAGCCTGCCGCCGTCTACGAGCACCTTGACCGCATTGACCGCGAGGTCGCCCAGCCCGCCGGGATCCCGATCTACCGCGTCTCGGTCGGCAACATCCGCAACGACGCCCTCGACCCCGAGCACCGGTTCGCCTCGATGCCGCTGTTCGTCAAGAACCCCGACGGCGGCGACGGGATGACCCGACGCCAGTGCACGTCCGAGTACAAGCTGAAGCCGATCAAGGCGCAGGCGCGGCAGCTCCTCGGCTACCCGCACCCGCGGCCCGTGCCGCGCGGCATGCACGCCGAGCAGTGGATCGGGATCAGCCGCGACGAGATCGGCCGCGCCAAGGACTCCGGCATCCAGTACCTGAAGTCGGTCCACCCGCTCCTCGACATGGACGGCGCTGCCGACGGACGCCAGGGATGGACGCGCAGCGACTGCCTGCGCTACCTGCGCGCCAACGGCTGGGCATCCACGCCGAAGAGCGCATGCATCGGCTGCCCGTTCCACGGCAACGCCCAGTGGCGCGCGCTCCGAGACGGCAATCCGCAGGAGTGGGCGGACGCCGTCGACTTCGACCACGCCATCCGCTCCGGCAACGCCCGCGGCAACGCGAACGGCAAGCCCCTGCTGGGCGAGGCGTACCTGCACCGCTCCCGCCTGCCGCTCGACCGGGCCCCCATCGACCGCGTCACCGCGCACGAGTGGGCCAGCAAGCAGACCGACATCTTCGGCCAGATCGCTGACGCCGAGCTGGAGGAGGGCGACCCCGACGGCTGCTCCCCGTGGGCCTGCCGCTCCGGACAGCCCGTTGCCGCAGACGACGCCGCCTGACCACCGCAGTACGGGCCGCTCCTGCAGCAATCAGGAGCGGCCCGCCGGCCCAGCATCCCACCCGGAGGAACCCGATGACCGAGCACACCACCGAGACCGCCCTGTCGCTGCTCTACCGGTACGGCCTGCCTGAGGACGTCATCGACGGCGCGCTCAGCCTGCACGCCCAGGAATTGGCCGCGACGATCCGCACGACCGACCTGCCGGACTGGTTCACCGATGTCGACCTCTTCGAGAACGGCGTGGGCTGGGCGGCTGATCTGATCACCCCGGGCCAGCAGCCGACGGCCGCCGCGTCTGTGGTGCGACCGCCCGCCACCGACCGCACGGCGTGCCGCACGGCGCAGCACTGCGCGTACCACGGCTGGTGCCGCCGCTGCGCTCCCCAGTTCGCCGCCGTGATGAGCCGCGTCAACGTGGCGATCCAGCGCACCGACGCGGACGAGTCGCACTGGGGGCCGGTGTACGAGGCTGTCGGCAAGGCGCTGCTGGACGCGGTGCTGCCCGAGCCCGCAGACCGGGCGGCCCTCCGCGGCCTCGTCGGCCGGGTGTTGCGGCCGTGGATGGTGGGCGGCGATGACGCGGACGTCACCCGACGGGTGGGGCATGCCGCCGATGCGGTGATGGCCCTGATGCCCGCGCAGGCAGACCGGGCGGCCGTACTGCGGGAGGTGGAGCAGCACATTCGGGAGCTCGCCCGCGCGACCTTCCAGCCCTACTACAGCAGCGCCTACGCCACCCTGGCCGACGACATCAGCCGTCTGGCCGCCGAGTCTGCCGCCGACACACCGGACCAGACGGACGAGGCGTTCGTCCCCCCGGCGGCGCGCAACCTCCCGGCAGGCACGTTGGAGGCCGCCGAGATCGGCGCCAACCGGCTCGACGCCTGGGCCCGCACCCCGAACGGCCGGAACTTCCTCGCCCACGCCCTCGTGCAGCTGGCCCGTACCGGCTGGCTGCGGACCGAGCCCGCCGACGGGTGGGAGCCGATGGGCGACGCCGCCGAGCCTGCCGTTGGCGGGGCGCGGCAGCCGAAGGACACCGACCGCGTCGTCGCCTACCGGCACCCCGCCACTGGCGCGCTGTTCTGCGTCCGTAGCGCCCCGAGGAATCCCGGCGACATCTGGACCCCGGTCACCGCCGAGGAACTGGAAGACGGCGGCGTGTGCGTCGGGTGCGGCGCGGACGTCCTCATCGAGCAGCAGCCGACGGAGGCGTGAACCGTGGCCACCTACACCACCGAGAGCGTGACCCTCACCATCCGCCGCTGGATCGTCCCCGCCGTCGAACCGTGGGGCGCCACGGCAGCCGAGATCAGCAAGGCGTGGGCGGCGGCCGAGTTGGACTACCGCCGCCACCGCGGAATCCCGCAGGAGCAGCCGCTCGCCGACGACGCGCTGAGGTTCCGGATTCGGGACGGCGAGATCGTCATCAGCTTCGAGTTCGAGACGCCGTCGTGATCGCCCTAGGCCCGCGGCGGGGGCTGAGTGTCCGTCTGTGGGCCCCAGAGGGCTCGGAGGTCCCGGCGGAGGGCCGGGGCGCTACGGACGCGTCAGACGGGCGTACACGGCCTCCGCGCCCGACGAGTGCGCCCACAGCGCCCCCGTCCAGCCCGCCCATGCGTCGCCTGAGCGCCCCGCAGGACGACCGTGGCCCTTTTCTCGCACCGACCCGCCCCGGGCCCGCACAGAGCCGTCTGTGCCCGCACGCACCCGAGGAGACCCCGTGAGCCACACCGAGTTCTGGGCCACCGAGGAGCTCCCCGGCATCGCCTGGGACCCCGACGCCGAACCACCCGACGACGCCGACGAACCGGGCGTCGAGACCGTGACCGTGATGGGAGACCTCCTGTGAACCGAACCCGCGCCCCCAAGCCCAACCAGCACGAACGCGCCCAGCGCCGGGCCACCATCGAGACCCTCCTCGGCCGGGCCCTCCGCGGCGTCCTCACCATCCCCGAAGCCGCCGTCCTCGCCGACTACATGCGGGCCGAGTGGCGCGTCGCCGACAAGACCCGCGTATCCCTCGGCGACACCACCCGCGCCCTCGCCAGCCACCGGGCCGCCGCCGACGCCGAAATCCAGCGGCTCGAAGCCCGCATCGCCGAACTCACCGACCAGCGGCGAGAGGCAGCCGCGTGAACGACAGCCCGCTCCGACAGCAGATCGCCGAGGCCCTGCTCCGCGTCCTTCACCCGCTCGGTCCCCACCTTGCCACCCCCGACGAACGCCGGATCGTCAACGACTTCGCCGACGCCGTCCTCGCCGTGATCCTCCCGCACGGCAAGTTCCTCGGCGACCAGTTGCGGGAGTCGGAGGGCGCTCTCCTGCGCGTCCTGGCGGCCGTTGAGCAGCTCGGCAATGAGCCCCACCCCAGCCACGATCACCCCTGCCCTGACGACGTCCTCAAGGCCGTCCGCGACGCCCTCACCGCCCCCGCCCACGACGCCGGCCCCACCGTCGCCGAAGCCGCCGCCAACGACCGGCGCTGGCCGCTCGAGAAGGCAGGCGAGTGATGGACGAGGTCAAGGTCATCAACTACTGGGGCCCCGCCTGCGAGACGGGCCGCCACTTCCCCCCGCACCCCGACATGACCTGCGACGAAGCCGACGAATGGATCCGGGTGCGCGATCGCATCCTCGGCGACTACCTTGCCGCCGCCTGGGACGACTTCGCCCGCCAGCGCGACCCGCTCACCGGCACCGCCTTCGCCGTCCCCGCCAAGCCGGCCGCCGAACTCCCCGAGCGAGACGCCGTACATCGTGCCCTCGCCATGCTCCGCCCCAGCCTCATCTGGGACCACCGCTACCGCGCCTGATCCACCGCCCCGCCCGCACGCCCCGCAAGGAGAGCCGCCGTGAACGACGCCCCGACGCCCGCCTGCATCGTCTGCCGCCACGACCTCTACGCCGACGAATGGGACCGGTACTGCTGCCGCCCCTGCCAGGACCGCATCGACGCAGACCTCGCCACCCTCGCCGGCCCCGCCACCTGGCACGACGGCCACCTCGTCTCCGGCCTCTTCGCCGCCCTCCCCACCGAACTCGAACCCAGCAGCGGCAGCCGCGGCCCGCGCGTCTCCGGCAGCAAAAGCGCCCCCGCCCCCGCCCGCATGGACCCCCTCAGCCAGAGCGCCCACGGCGGCCTCGTCAACGACCTCGAAGAATGGGTCGGCGACTGGGAATCACGCGGCTACGCCACCCGCTGCCGCGCCGTCCGACCCCAGTACCGCATGGACCAGGCCGTCGCGACGCTCCGCTTCAACCTCGACACCGCCGTCCGCCGACACGAAGCGATCAGTTCCTTCGCCGAAGACGTCCGCACGATCCGCGGCACCTGCGAAGGGCTCATCGTCGGTGCTCGGCCGCCCAAGCCGCTGCACGCCGCCTGCCACTGCGGAACCCGCATCACCTTCAACCTCAACACCGAATACCGGCACTGCAAAGGCTGCGGCACCGACTACGGGCACACCGCACTGATCGAACTCGTCCTCGCCGAAAGGCGGGCCGCGTGACCGAGAAGCCCACCCCCGAGATCGCCGCGCAACTCCTCGCTGCCCTATGCGGCGAGGCCCCCGCGATCATCTGCCCAACCCGCTGCGAGCCCCGCATGTACGGCGAGCACCACGACCCGCCCGCCCCGCACCCCTGGGCCGGACCCGAAGACGTCGCCCATGCCGCCGCGACCGGCCAGCCGGAACCCACCGGGAACTGTGGCTGCAACTGCGCCCGGGAAGCCACCGCCGAGGAGCAGCTCCGCGCCCGCGTTCGCGCCGCACTCAAAGCCGCAGGCCTCTCCCAAGCCGAGGCCTGCCGCCAACTCGGCTGCTCCACCAAGCACATGAACATGATGCTCACCGGCAAATCCACCCTCACCCTGACCTGGGCAGAAGGCATCCTCGGCCTCTGCGGACACAGCCTCGTCATCGACATTCGGCCCGACGACCCCAAGGAGCGGCCGTGACCGACCACGCCACCGACCGGCTGCCCATCGTCACCGACAGCCAGGGCCACGCCTACCTCGGCGCCGACGCCGTCGTCGCGTTGCTGCGGGCCATCGCCGAAAGCTGCCGGACCCTCGCCGACCAGCCCGACTACGGCCTCGACGCGGTCGCCGTCGCCATCGAAATGGAGGCCGACAACCTGGACTGCCGGGCGATCATGAGAACCAGATGACGAAGGGCCCCTCGACCGCCGTCCGGTCGAGGGGCCCTTCGCTGTGCTCAGTTGGCCGGCTGGTTGGAGCCGGGGCAGGTGCTCCCATTCGCGCCCTGGTGGATCGTTGTCGGCTGCCCCTTCTCCGATCCGACGATCGCACCGCAGCTCGGGCAGTTCCCCGCGAGCCGGCCAGGATCGAAGCGGGCACTGCGGCCGTGCAAGCAGTCCATGCGGACCTCCAAACAGTGAGGTCCCGCCAGACTGCTCCCGCCAACCGAAGCCGTACAGGGCGCGCGCAATCATGCAAGGCGCACGAACGCCTTCTCTCCGTTGTGGAAGAACACCGTCAGCCCCGGGTTTTGCTTGCCGCGCGCCGTCCACACATCGATCTTCCGCGTGTCTGTGGCTTCCGTCGCACCCACCACGCCACCCAGCCACGCATCCGGAGCAGCCGTCACGGGCGCAGTCGTCCACGCCGCAGGATCCCCATGCACTGGAGCCGTCGGCTTCCCCTTCTGCGCCCCATCCGCCGACTGCCCCATGATCTGCCACAACTGGTCACGGCCCGCCACCGTCACCGCCAGCGGATACGGGTACGGCGTCCCCTCCGGAACCTGCACCCGCTGCACGTCAGGGCTGTTTTTGAGCACGTCAAGCAGATGATCGCGATAGTCCAGCGGCTGCACGAGAAGGGTCCTTTCGGTGGTGACCTGGGCCAGTCTAGGAGGGCTGAGGCGGGAGGGAAGAGCTAGGGCGGAAGGTGTCCGCGAGACGACCGCAAGAGGCCCCCAACCGAGCGGGTGAGGGCCCAAACGTGACTCAGAAATGTGACGTGTCGAACGGCGCAGGCAGCTTCGGCAGGTCCACGTCGAAGGCCTGCGCGATCAGGTAGCGGGCCATCGTGTCGTGCTCCAGCTCGCTGCGTCCGGCCGGCATCGCGAGGATCGTCTCGCCACTCTTGCGCTGCACGACCGCGCCGAAGAACGAGCGGTCGGTGATCGAGGAGTCGAAGATCTCGACACCGGTCTCGGCGAGCAGGACGTCGAGCGGCGCGTCAAGGACTTGGGCAGGGGAGAGGACAGGCGGTACGCTCATGGCAGACCTCATTCTTTGAACGGGATGGGTTGATGCAGCGAGCGGGAACTCGCTGTGGATGAACTGGCCGGGCGTTGGTAGCGCCCGGCCGTTCGCGTTTCTATGTGGCCTTGTTGTGCACCACGTTGTGCAGTGGCTTCTCGGTTCGGATGGCGTGGCTCTCGGCATCCAGGGCTGCTGACCGGCTTTCGAGCCACTCCAGCGAAAGGTCAGCGACCTCCGGCCACCACTCCTTGTCTGCGGCGTGCTGGCCCCAGCGCTGCGGCGGCTTGCTGCTGATGCCCACGTAGAGGAGCTGGCCAGCGGAGTTGCGAAGGCGGTACAAGGCAGTCGGCTGGAGATCGATCTCGACTTCCGATGCTTTCCGGACCCTCTTCGGCGCGCGGGCGGCAGCCTCTTCAGCCTCCCCCGCCCGCATCTCCTCCGCCGTCTTCATCCGCACGGCGACCCAGTAGTTCGGTACTTCAGGGTGGGGCTCATACACGTAGTTCGCGAAGGGGGTTGAGTAGCTCACGATCCAGTCTTCAGGATCCTCGTACATCTGTATCGGATCGCTTCTGGGGGTTGCCGACATGCCACTCCTAACCGTGCGAACGCGGACACCCTCGGTCGATGCCCGCCTACGTTGCGCAGCCGTTCTGAACAGGAGCCTCCACTGGTATAGGACCAGTTGTCAAGATGCCTGAGTTGCCACAGGCGCTGACCTGGTACACGACCGGTCGATTGGGGCAGCTAGACAGGTATCTTGGGCGGTCGTAGACCTGAGGAGGTATGGCCGTGACGGATCCAGCGCAGAGCAAGAAGCCGCGCTATGAACAGATCGCGGATGAGCTGCGCGCGCGGATCGACGCCGGTGTGTACAGCGAAAGTCGCAAGCTGCCCAGCGAGAGAGAGCTCTCCGAGGAGTTCGCCACTGCGCGCAACACCGTGCGAGATGCGATCCAGGTGCTTCGCGCCGACGACCTCGTCGAGTCGCGCGGTGGGTCGGGCGTGTATCTGCGGTCGTTCCGGCGCGTCAAGCGTGACGCCGTCGAGCGGCTCTCCAGGAAGCACTGGGGGGTTGGGCGCGCAATCTGGGACAAGGATTTGGGGGGGCGCGATCGGAGCGAAGAGGTCGTCGTTGAGACGGTCACGCCGCCCGACGAGATCGCAGGCACCTTGGGTATTCGAGGACGGCAGGCCCTGATGCGCCGGAGGGTCTTCCAGTCCGAGGGTCGCAAGATCCAGCAGGCAACGTCCTGGTACCCAGCTGACCTTGTAGCGGGTACCGCGATCGCGGAGCAGGACACAGGGCCGGGTGGCTCGTATGCGCGGCTCGACGAGATCGGGCGCGGGCCGGCGCACTACCGGGAGGAAATCAAGATCCGCCTCCCCCTCTCGGCTGAAGCGAGGACGCTCGGCATCACGATGAGCACGCCGGTGGTGTTCATCATGCGCACCGCATTCGATGCCGACGATCAGCCCGTCGAAGTCAACGAGATGATGCTGGACTCTGACAGCTACACGTTGATCTACACCTTCCCCTCTTGACCTGCGCCCGACGCGCATAAGCCCCCGCCGTGACGGCGGGGGCTTTCTTGCGTCCGGGTGATTGGTACTAGACAGCTGCTTGCGCTGAGCTGTCTCAGTTGCTTAAGTGGTCCTATACAGGTTCCGAGTCCGGGGCCTCCGCCACAGCCATGTCTGAAGGGAGAACGATGAGCGACACCGCCCAGGCCCCGGCCCCCAACTCCGAGCGGATGCTCGAAGCAGCAGAGGTTGCCGAACTGCTCAACCTGTCGCTGACGGCGGTCTACCGCCTCGCCCGCAGCGGCGCCCTAGAGAGCCACCGCCACGGCCAGGGGTCGATCCGGCCGCGAGGTCTCCGCTTCCCCGAGTCGGCGGTTGCCGCGCACCTGAACCGCTCCCGCGTCCGCACCGCCACGGAGGTGGCCTGACCATGAGCACCTCGACCCGATCCTTCCGTCCCGCCGCAACCCAGCCGGGCCTGTCCCCGGCCGACCGCGCCGCGCATGATCTCGCCACGTTCGTCCGGCGCCCGCTGGCCGCCGACGACCACAGCAAGACGAAAGAGCCGTTGCCGCAGAGGCCTCGTGGCCCGCACCCGTACCGGAGCGCGTCGTGACCGCCGACCTGGCCCGCCTCGCGGCGGCGCAGACGACGGCCGACGCGGTGATCGCCGCGGTGGCCACCCCGATCGACGGCCGGCCGATGTTGCGGATCGCGGTCACCGACCCGGAGACGAACACGCGCCTCGCCACCGGCTTCGTCGCCTACAACGCCCCCGGGTTGCGGCTCGTCGAGGGGCCGTCATGACGGACCAGATGTACCTCCGTCGCTGGCAGCGTGCCGCCTACCGGGCGCTCGGCGAGTTCCTGAAGGCGGACCTCCCGGCCGTCACGTGGACGATCGCCATCTCCGGCGCCCTGGTCGGCGACGTGGATTCGCTGAGCTCGACGCCGGCCGAGATGCGGGCCGCGTTCGAAGCCTGGACTGGCTGGCTGAACGCCGAGGGTGTCACGGACCGGATGCGCCAGGACGGCGTCACCCACCTGTACGCGCAGTTCCGGCACGGCGAGGGGGCGACGGAGGTTCGCGGTGCGATCCGCGCCGACATCTACCCGCCGCTCGACGACGAGCCGGGTGAGCAGCCGTGACCGCCGCCCAGCGCGCCAAGCTTCACCGCGAGGTCGGCGAGCTCAACGACTGGTCCAGGAAGCGCCCGCAGTAACCCCCTGACCGGCCGTGGCGCGGTCCGACAATCCCCCCGTCCCGCGCCACGGTCACCCACCTCCCACCACGCCCTTGAAAGGCCACCGCCATGTCTCTTCGCCTGATCATCTCCGCGCCGTCCGTGATCGCCGACCCGTTCGACGCCGCGGAGGCCGACCTCCGGGCCCGCTACGTCGCCGACTACCTGGCCGACTCCCGCAGCGGCGACGTGATCGCCCGCGACTGGACGCTCTACGAGATCGAGATGTACGACGCCGCGAACCCCGGCCAGCCGCTGCTGATGGACGAGATCCGCGGCCTGGACTTCCCGGCCGCCGCCTGACCCCACAAGCCGCCGGGCGCGGGAATCCCCCGCCCGCGCCCGGCACCCCGTCCCATCCGAACCCAACCGAGAGGAAACCGTCATGGCCCTGTTCAAGAAGACCCCCACCGAGAAGGCCGACATCGCCGCCCTGCGCGCCGCCGACGCCGAGCTGCACGCCAACCAGCGGCGCGAGGAGAAGGCCGGGATCCGCGAGGAGACCCCCGAGTACGTGCGCCTCAACACGGCCGCGAACGAGGCCGCCGCGAAGGTCTCCCGCTGGCATGGCGGCACCAGGCGAGGCAAGTGATGGGCCTCTTCAGTCGGAAACGCAACGTCGACGCCAGCCCCGGCACCAACCCCCGCGGCGGCCAGCCTGTCCGTACCGACCGTGAGTTCTGGACCGGCCTCGCCGAGGACGCCGAACGCCGAGCCGCACAGGCCGACAGCAAGGAAGGGCGCAAGGCCATGGAGAAGAACGCCCGGGACTTCCGGCGCCGCTCCACCGGCAGGCCCTGACCGTTCGTTCGATCCGACCAGCCCGAGAGGAACCCCAGTGCACGCCTACCTGATCACCGCGAAGCCGGGCCGGCTCAGCCGGACGGTCCGGGCCGTGGGCCGGTGTGCGCTGCGGTCCCTCGCCCTGACCGTGATGGCCGGCCTCGGCGCCGTCGTCTTCACCGTCCGCTGTGCCCGGCCCGTCATCAACTACCTGGCGACCCGGGCCGCATGGCTGGAGCTGTGGGCCGCGTCTGTCACCGGGATCGGCCCGGTCGGGGCCGCCGTCGGGTCTGGCCTCGCCGACGAGTTCGTCCGTGAATTCCACAAGGCGCGCACCAGCGCGTCCGCCTGAAGGGACTGAGAACCGTGACCGCCACATCCGTCGAGCAGGTCAACGGAACCGCCGTGACCCGGCCTGAGCGCGGCTTCGACGCCGTCGCCCTCGCCGAGGCGGATGCGATCCGCGCCCGCACCGCCGCCGAGACGGAAGCCGCCCTCATGAAGGCGCAGGCCGAAGCCGACGCGATCCGCGCCAAGGCGGAGGCCGACGCTGAGAAGCAGCGGCTCGCGAACCGGCGCCAGGCCATCACCCTGGAGGAGAAGGAAGCCGACCACGCCGAGAAGATGGCCGAGTCCGATCGCCGCCGCAAGGAATCCGAGCGGCTCGCCCGCCAGGCCGAGGAGCAGGCCGCAGCCGAGCAGGAGGCGGCCGGCCAGCAGGCGGCAGAGATGGCGGACGCCGACGAGAAGTGGCGCAAGTACGCGATCCGCTTCGCCATCGTCTGCGGCATCGTGTCCCTGCCCGTGCAGATGTCGTTCTTCTGGAACAGGGAAGCGCCCTGGATGGCCGCCGCCCCGATCATGCTGGAAGGCGCCGCCTGGGTCGTCCACCGTGGCGCCCGCGCGGCAGCCGTCGGCAACCGGCCGGTGTGGCACTACCGCACGATCGTCTGGCTGCTCGCCTTCATCGCCGCCGCGGTGAACCTCTACCACGGGCTTCACTCCTTCGACCCGGGCACCGCCCTGTCGACGGCGTTCGCATCCATCGCCGGCCCGGGCGTCTGGGACCTTCACGAGCACGGCCGGCTCCGCAGGCGCGGCGACACGCCTACCCGCCGCGAGCGCAAGGCCGCCGAGAAGGAAGCGAAGCGGATCGCCGCCGAGCAGGCCGAGCGCGAGCTGCGCGAATCCGAGAGGCAGGCATACCGCGAGAAGGCCGCACGCGAGGCGGCGGCACAGCTCGCCGCCGACCGCGAGGCGAAATTCCCCAAGGTGTGGGAGCACGCGCTGAAGCTTGCCGCGGACCTCGGCGAGACGACTGTCACCCAGGCCATCTGGAAGCAGGCGAAGCTCGACGTCGAGGGCGCACTCCCCGGCGAATCGGCTGACGTCATCCGCATGCGCAACGCCGCCGAGGCGAGGGTCGAAGCCGCCCGCGAGAAGCGCTCGGTGAACGGATCAACGGCGCAGGTCGCTTCGCAAGTGCTCGGCCCGAAGAAGCCCCGCGTGTACAACCCGCCCGCACGCCGCGGGAAGCGCACCAAGGGCGACGTCCAGTACTCGGCCGGAGCGCGCCGCCAGGCCTCTCTCGCGGCCCGCAACGCCACTGCCAAGAAGGACCCGTCATGAGCCTCGACCAGCACCCGGAGTTCCCCGCCGGATGGGACCTCGACAAGGTGATCCCCGGCGAGCTGCATGTGCCCGACGACCTGTCCGGCGAGGACATCGCGCCCGGAATCGTCGTCCCCTACCGGCCTCGCCCGGCCGTCCTGTCGAAGGCGGGCTCGGCCGGCATGGTGGTCGCCGCGACAACCGGCCGCGCCTGCGGGCTCACCGCCCGCTGGTTCTTCACCGGCGCCGCCTCGGTCGGTTTCCTCGGCTGGCGGTACGTCCGCGCCCACGACCTCCAGGAGACTCTCGGCGGCATGTCGAAGTCCTCCGACTGGAACAAGGTCGACATCGTCCGCAAGAAGCGGTGGAAGACCCTCGGCTGGACGGCCGGTATCACCGCCGGGCTCAACCTGGCTGGCTGGTGGGCGCTCGTGAAGTTCGGCGGCATGACCGCCACCGACTGGTCCTGGAAGATCCCGCCCGCCCTCACCGCAGCCGCCCTCTTCGCCGCGGTCACCTGGTACGGCCGCTACCGCACGAACAGCCCCGGCATCGCCCCCCAGATGCTCGTCGCCGACCAGGACAACCCGGGCGAAGACGAGCCGTTCCCGATCTCCTGGGTCACCGGCGGCGACCAGGCCGCCGACTGCCTCGGCCGCGCCCTGTACGCCGAGGGCGTCGATTACCGGGCGGTGACCACGCTGACCCGCCACGACTGGGGATGGGAGCTGGAGGTTGTCCTCAAGGGCGCGACCCCCGGCGGCGTCCAGGCCAAGGCCGACCAGCTGGAATCCCGTCTCGGCTTGCCTGACGGCGGCTTCATGATCGAGCCGGACTCGCGGGACAAGTCCCGGATCACCGTCCGCCTCGTGCAGTCCAACCCGTTCGCCGACATGCCCCGCCCTGCTGTTCACGCCCCCCGCTCGCTGTCGGTCCATGACACCGTCGCCATGGGGCGGGCCATGGACGGCAGCGTCTTCGAGCTCACTCTCGACGGATTCTGTGCGCTCATCATCGGCGCGATGGGGGCGGGCAAGACACTCGGTGCCCTTCGGACGATCAACGAGGCGCTCACCGCCTGCCGGGACGCTGTCGTCTGGGACCTCGACCCCATCAAGGGAGGTCTCGGCGAGTTCGGCGACCTGATGGAGCGCCGCGCCCGCACCCCCGAGGAGTGCGAGGAGGCTCTCGACGACGCCCTCGCCTACGTGACGGCGCGCGGCAAGCTGCTGCCCAGCCTCCACATGGGGGACCGCTGGCACGCCACCCCGGAGCACCCCAACCTCTACATCAACATCGACGAGTTCATCCAGCTCAGCCCCCGTGGCAAGGAAACCGCGATCAAGATCCTGCGCACGGGCCGCCAGTACGGCATCTACCTGCTCCTGGCCGGCCAGGAGGCCACCGCCGACGCCCTCGGCGACGCCATCGCCATGATCGTCGCGTACCGGATCCTCATGTCCTGCCGCTTCGAGGACATCAAAATCGCCTTCGGCCCCGGCGCGGGAGCGCAGGGCTGGCGCCCCGACCGGATGAAGCCCGCCGTCGGGCCCGTCGCCAACGACGCAGGACAGGCCATGATCATGGGCGGCCCCTTCAACCGGGCCATCCGCCACCAGTTCAACAGCTACACCCGAGAACAGATCACCGCCTGCCTCGACGACCGCATCATGGCCGGCGTCAACCGCATGGACGGCGACACCATCCTCAAGGCGGGAGCCACCCTCACCACGGCCAGCCAGCGCGACAACCTGGCCGAACGGCTCGACGCCATCACCCACGAGGACGCCCCCCTCATCGCCGTCCTGCTGCGCACCTTCGAGGCACAGGACCGAGGCTTCCTGCCGACCGGCGAGGTGCTGCTGCCCACCCTGGCCGCCGCAGGAGTCGCCGGCGTCGACGCCACCGCGCTCGCCAACCGGATCCGCAAGCACGCCCCGGGCGCCAAGGCGGACCGCGCCGACTGCACCGAAGGCAAGTACCTGCGCGGATGGAACCGCAGCGAGGTCGAAAGGGCCGCCGCCGGCCTGCTGGACCCGGCACAGACCCGGCAGAACCCTGGCACAAGGGCGGCGTAGCCCCGGCAGACCCCCGGCGGAGATTCACGGCATCGGCGCAGGTCGCCGGGTGTGCGCCGGGGTCCCGCCGCCCCCGCGCCACCCGATTGATCCCTAAATGTGAAGTCAGCCGACCGAGGAGTCCGACATGCCGCCCGCGAAGCGCGCCCCGGCCCGCCGCACCACCCGCAAGCCGTCCGCGCGCAGCCACCCCGCCCGCCGCGTCAAGATCCCCAAGAAGGCGGGCCCGCTCCACGCCCGCCTCGGCGCGAAACTCGCACTCGTCGCCGTCTCCCACCTCGACACCCACACCGACCTCCTCCAGTCCCGCAAGGACGCCGCCATCCTCCGCGCCACCCACAAAGGCTGCCCCACCTGCAAAGGCAACGGGCAGATCTTCACCAAGGGCAAGGACGGCTCCTTCACCGGCTCCAAGCCCTGCCCGGCCAAGCCGACCAAGCAGCGCACATCCCGCTGGGAGGTGTACAAGGCGTCCCGGTTCGGCGCCGACAAGAACACCGGCCTCGTCGGCTGGGCCTGCCCGTGCGGGAAGAAGGAAAAGCCCCGCTACCGCGACGCCCGGCTCGCCACCAAGGCGCTACGGGCCCATGAGAAGAAGAAGCATGGCGGTCAGACCGTCGGGGGCGCCTGGTACGCGCAGACCGCCGACGCCGCCCAGACGGTCCCCACCCCACAGCAGCAGCCCGCCGTGTCGAAGGTCGTCACCGACTCCGGCATGACGGACGAGCAGTGGATCAAGCAGAACAAGAGCCTCCACCCCGGCAAAGCCATCGCCCAAGGCCTGTGCTGGATGTGCGCCGGCGAGCGCAAGCTCCACGGCGCCTTCGGCGGCCAGCAGATCGTCGCCATCTGCCCCGAATGCAAGGGCAACGGCAAAGCCCCCACCGCAGCCTGACACCCAAGGAGACCCACCCGCCATGTACCAGCTGCCCGAGCCGCCCGCCGCCTCCGCGGCCGGGCAGACCCCCATCGACGACCAGGCACAGAAGCTCCTCGCAGCAGTCGAGGACGCCATGCGCACCCCCACCTCCTACCGCGACGACACCCCCGTGCCCCGGATCGGCACCGCCCCGCCCGTCCAGCAGCCCGGCCTCCCCGCGATGAGCCCGCGGGCCACCGATGCGGCCCGGCTGATGATGTACGGCGGGCTCGCCACCGTCCCGCCCGGGATCGTCCTCACCGCCGTCCTCCTCGCCAGCGAGCACGCCGACCCCACCATTGTCGGGATCATCTTCGGCGCGCCCATCGCGCTCGTCCTCGCCGTCGCTCGACTCGCCGCCCGCGCCAAGGGCGTCCTGCCCGCCGAGCAGCACCAGCACTTCCACGGCACCGTCCACCAGCAGACCACCCACAGCCGCACCAGCGGCGTGTGGGCCCGAACCGACAACCGGCAGTAGGCCGCCGGGCGTTGTCAGTGGCGAGTGATACGACAGGATCGATATGGCACACGGAAACTACTTCACACCGACGACGGTGAAGGATGCCCGTTGCGGCGTCCGCCGCAGCGTTGCCCACCTCATGACGCTCGTCGACACTGAAGAACCGGCGTTCCCCAGCATCGCCACCGCCCTCCAGGACATGGCCAACGCCGGCGTCGAACTGACCGAGGACATGGTCTCGGCCGCCGTGAAGATGGGGCGCCAGAAGCACGCGGACGAGCAGGCGAAGCGTCACAACGCCCCGGAGCGGCGGTCCATCGTCTACTACATCCGACGCGGACAGCTCATCAAAATCGGGACAACGACGAATCCAGCCTCTCGCTTCAAGTCGCTCATGCCGGACGAAATACTCGCCTTCGAGCCTGGCCACGTGGATGTGGAACGTGCGCGGCATCAGCAGTTCCATGCCAGTCGAGTGGCGCGGAAGAGCGAGTATTTCCACTGGACTGATGAGCTGGCTACGCACGTCGCTGTCTTGCGCAAGCGGCACGGTGAGCCCGATCCTGCGTGGCCCACCATGGCCACCCTTGGGACCGGATACATCCGCACCAAGGTCAAGCCCGAGCTTCCTGACCCCACCAGCGGCGAGACGGCCACAGCTACCGACGGCGCAAAGTTGCTCGGGATGAACCGGTCCACCGTGCAAGGCTGGGTGCACCGCGGGCTGATTACGGCTGCGGGCCGGGATGAGAAGGGTCGGCCCCTTTACTACGTCGATCACATGCGCTTCATCATCGAGCGGAACCGCTCCTGGCAGAACCACAAGAAGCATCGGTCGAACGACGCCACGTCCGTACCTTCTTGACAATCTGACCAGCACCGAAGCAAACTGCGATCAATCTAGTACACGTGTCTTGAGGGTCATCGCGCACGCGGTGGCCCTTTTGCGTTCCTGAGGGAGGTGCACGATGCCTCCCGGCTACGTCACCGCCGCAGACGCCGCCTGGTACGCGGGCGTCCCCGTTGGCACCATCTGGCGCTGGGCCTCCGAAGGTCGCATCACGAAGACCGGCAAGGGCAAGCAGGCCCGCTACCGGGTGCACGACCTTCCCCACGGGCGCCGCGACGAATACACGCGCGAGCTGCTCGAACCCGGCAAGCCGCCCGCCCTGCCCGAAGGATGCCGCGCCGCCTGACCGCCCCGCCGTCCCTGCCACCCCGCCGCGAACGGCGGGGCTTCACCTTCAGCCTGTCGAGAGGATGCCCGCGATGGCGAACATCACCTTCAACGTTGCCCTCGGCCGCGCGGCATCGCTTGCCGCGCTGCCCGCCGCGAGCGACGCCCTCATCCTCATTCCGCTGGAGGCCGGCGGACTGGAAGCGGACTCCGTCTTGCGCGACAAGGACACCCTGGCCGACGTCGTGTCGGGCACCACGAACGAGCAGACCACTGTCGGCCGGAAGACCCTCTCCGGCGTCACCGTCGCGGTCAACGACACGGCCGACCGCGTGGAGATCGACGCCGCAGACGTCACCTGGACTTCGCCCACCGGCAACGCGGTCGGCGCGATGGTCATCTGCTACGACCCGGACGGCACCGGCGGCACCGACGCCGACCTGATCCCGGTCACCAAAGCGGATGTCACGTGGTCGCCGGACGGGACCACCTTCACCCTGACCGTGGCCGACTTCTTCCGGGCGAGCTCCACCTCGTAGCCGTGACGACCTTCAGTGACGACTTCAATCGCGCCAACTCCACCGACCTCGGGCCCAACTGGGTGGAGGTCAGCGGAGACTGGTCGATCGTCTCGAACCAGCTCTCACCTGGAGCGGCTGGCGGGACGATCATCCTGCGCGCCGCCGGAGCGATGGCCGGCAACGACCACTCGGCGCAGTTCACAATCGCCGCCACCACGGCGGCGAGCCAGGGCGTGTGGTGCCGCGGCAACAGCAACATCAGCCAGGGCTACCTGTGGCGCAACGACGGCAGCTCCTGGAATCTGTTCAGCGTCGTGGGCGGCAGCTTCACCAGCATCGGCAGCTTCGCCGGAGCCGCGGCCCCTGGCGACGTCGCGAAAGTCCAGGCCGTCGGGTCGGCGATTAAGGGCTACGTCAACGGCGTCGAGCGCGTCAGCGTCACCAACACCGCCGTAACGACCGGCACCAGCGTCGGCATCCGCTCGGAGTCGGTGGGCGCTCTCCGGTTTGATGATTTTGCCGCTGCCGATGTGACCGCCGGCGCGACCCTCGGTGTTGCGGCTGCCACGGAGACCGCACAGCCGCTGACCGGCAGCAAGGCGACAATGCTCAGCCCTGCCGCCGAAACCGATGCAACGCAGCCCCTCGCGGGCGCTAAGACCGCAGCCCTGGGCACCGCCACCACGTCCGAAGCGGCGCAGCAACTGGCCGGCAGCAAGATGGGCACACTCGGCACCGCAGCCGAAGTCGACGCCCCGCAGGCGCTCACCGGATCCAAGACGGCGGCACTGCCCTCCGCAGCAGAAACCGAGACCGCACAGCCCCTCACGGGCACGAAGAGCCGAAGCCTCGGCACAGCCGAATCCGCCGAGGTAGCCCAGCATCTGACGGGCGCCAAAGGCGCCACCCTCGGCCCGGCCGAGGAAATCAGCACCGCGAGACCCCTCGCCACGGCTGGCAGCACCGCCGCGGACATCGACCTCACCGTCGACGCCCCCTACAGCCCGTGGGCGGTAGGCGCACCGCAAGGCCAAGTCTGGCCCCCAGGCAAGCCGCAGCGCAGCGACTGGGAGGTGACTGAACCGTGGTGATTCCAGCCAGCAGTACCGAGTTCGTGCATGTCACCGTCACCGTGCCTGCCGGAGTCGATGTCACCAACACACCCCCGAAGCTTGCAATCCTGCCCGTCTCGAACCGGGACAACCCGGTGCCTGACGACTGGCACGCGGGCGACTGGGCAGAAGGCGCCGAGGCTCGGCTCCTCGTCGGACCCGATGGTGGCGTGGTCACACTGGCCAAGGGCGACTATCGGGTCTACGTCAGCTTCGATCCGCCCGGCAGCGAGAACATCGTGCGTCTGTCGGGATACCTCGGCATCACCTAGTCCCTACGCCACGGCCGGTCCTTGCCGCCTGGCCTGAGCGTCACCTCGGGATCCGGGCCAGTCCGTCGCTGGCGCGCCGTTGACGCCAAAGTCCCCAACACCAGCGCTGCGCCGACGATAACGCCTGGCCACCACGTGATCAGACGGCATCCGATGATCAGCACTACGCCGGCCACAACCGCGCCAAGCGGCGCATCCACCTTCACGTTCACCACCCCCAAGGTGGGACAGAGTACGGAGCGGGAAGCGCCATGGCCACCTCTAGCGACGGCTTCACCCACGGCGGTCGCGACCGCACGACCGACAGACTGCAGGTGCGCTGATGCCCAGACGCGGGGGATACCGGGTGTGCACCGTGCCCGGCTGCCCGGAGTACACGACCGAGGGTCGCTGCCCCGAGCACCGACGCGAGGCAGAGCAGCGCCGCGGCAGCGCACGGCAGCGCGGATACGGCAAGGGGCACGAGACTCGCTTCAGGCCGGCCGTCCTCGCCCGCGATCCACGCTGCGTGTGCCGCGACGTCGAGCACGGACACGGCGAGCCGTGCGGTCAGGCCAGCGTGCACGCCGACCACTGGCCACTCAGCCGGCGCGAGCTCGTTGCCCGAGGCCTCGACCCCGACGATCCCAAGCACGGGCGTGGCATCTGCCAGCCCTGCCACAGCAGCAGCACGGCACGCGAGCAGCCAGGAGGATGGAACCGATGACCACAGCGAAGCCCAAGGCTGACGCAGTCGCGGCCACAGCAGAGCCGGTGGCCGTCGAGGAGGTCAAGGAAGAGGCACCCGAGTGCGGGGTGCCGCACTATCTGCCGGCCCTGGCCCACATCCGGTGCCAGCGCGACCAGCAGGACCCCGACCGTGAGCCTGGTGCCCCGGACCACCAGCATCGCCACCAGGACGGCGACGCCCTGTACCAGTGGTGACCTTGCCGCCGGCGCCGGCCGAACCCGGCTCGATCATCACGCAGGGTGACGATCATGGTGGGGGGACCCCCCATTCCAAGATCCACGCCGGACCGCCGGGGAGGTGGCCCGGAGGTTTGCCAGGTTCAGAGCCTAGGTGATCATGCTCCGCTGTCACGCAAGGTGACGGCGTTTTCGCCGCGCAACGCGGCCAGTTGGAGTGATCGACATGCCGAAAGGTGGAGCACGCACCAGGTCCGGGCCGGCGCCCGATCCGACCGCGCTGAGGCGCGAGCGAGATGCCGGCGAGTGGACGATTCTGCCTGCTGAGGGCCGTGAAGGCGCAACGCCTGCCTGGCCGTTCGAAAATCAGAGCGTTCGTGAGGCAGTGCTGTGGGTCAAGATGTGGGCCAAGCCGCAGGCTCTGATGTGGGAGCGCTACGGCCAGGAGCTGGAGGTGGCACTGTACGTCCGCCGTCTCGCTGAGGCAGAGAAACCGGAGTCGTCAGTCGTCCTGTCGACGCTTGTGCGGCAGATGGCGGACTCGCTGGGACTGACGACTCCAGGAATGCGTGGCAACCGGTGGCGCATCGACCGGATCAGTAAGGAAGACGAGACTTCGGTGGGGCCGAGTGGGCCTGTCGTTGAAGCGACCTCGGCACGCGCCAGGCTGAGGGCGGTGCCTGGTGGTAGCGGCTGACGACGGGACCTGGCCCCTCGACTTCCCTACCCTGTACGTCGTCCCGGACTGGATTGCCAGGCACTGCAAGTTGCAGTCGGTTGGCGGCCTGGACAGTACGCCGCAGCCGTTCGAGATGTACGACTGGCAGCTGCGAATCACGGCGAATCTGTACCGGGTGAAGCCGACCGCCGAGCTCGGCCAACTGTCGACCGCGTTTCACTATCGGCGCGCTCAGGCAGTGGCCCCGCAGAAGTCCGGCAAGGGCCCGTGGGCCGCCTCCGTGGTTGCCGCCGAGGCGGTCGGCCCGGTGCTGTTCAACGGCTGGGCGCAGGGCGGGGAGCGGTATCGCTGCTCGGATCACGGCTGCGGCTGCGGTTGGGTGTACTGGTACGAGCCGGGGGAGCCGATGGGCCGCCCTTGGAATCAGCCGCTGATCCAGATCACGGCGACGTCCGAGGATCAGACGGACAACACGTACCGGCCGCTCCAGGCGATGATCCGCAACGGGCCGCTCGCCGAGGTGATGAAGGTCGGCGAGCAGTTCATCCGGCTACCGAACGACGGCCGTATCGACGTCGTCACTTCGAGTGCTCAGAGCCGTCTGGGCAACCCGATCACGTTCGCGTCTCAGGACGAGAGCGGGATCTGGACCGAGCAGAACGGCATGACCAAGGTCGCCACGACGCAACGCCGTGGCCTGGCGGGCATGTCGGGGCGCTCGCTGGAGCAGACGAACGCCTGGGACCCCACGGAGAACACGGTCGCCCAGAAGACCGCGGAGACGAAGGCCCCGGACGTCTACCGGTTCCACCGGCTGCCGCCCAAGAGTCTGTCGTACACGAACAAGGCCGAGAGGCGCCGTATCCACGCGGCCGTGTACTTGGGCAGCTCGCACATCGACCTCGACGCCATCGAGGGCGAGGCTTTCGAGCTGATGGAGAAGGAGCCGGCGGAAGCGGAGCGCTTCTACGGCAACCGAATCACGGCGGGCATGGGCACCTGGCTGCAGCAGGACCGATGGGACGCCCGCATCGCCGTGGAGGAAGTGCCGGACGGCACGGCGCTCGCGCTGGGCTTCGACGGATCCGACGTGGACGACTGGACCGGAATTCGCGCCGAGACGCTGGACGGCTACCAGTTCACTCCGACCTACGGGCCCGACAACAGGCCCTGCGTGTGGGATCCGGAGGACTGGGAGGGTCAGGTGCCGCGGCTTGAGGTCGATGCCGCGGTGGATGAACTGATGGGCCGCTTCAACGTGGTCCGCATGTACGGCGATCCGCCGTACTGGACCAGCGAGATGGCGGCCTGGCAGGCCCGGTACGGCGAGAAGCGCGTCACGGAATGGCAGACGTACCGGGTCGCGCAGATGCATGCGGCCTGCGAGCAGCTGCTGACGGACGTCACGAAGAAGGACACGACATTCCGGCACGACGGCTGCGAGACGACGTCCATCCATGTTCGGAACGCACGCAAGGCGGCCCGCCCGGCGAAGCGCTACGTGCTGCGGAAGGCGACGCACGTTCAGAAGATCGACCTTGCCGTCGTCTCGGTGCTTGCCCACGAGGCGGCCTGCGATGCGATTGCCGCCGGTGAAGCCCGCACCAAGAAGCGCCGAGCGCGCGGATTCTGAGAGGGGGCCGGATGCCTCAGCCTGTTGCTGTCCAGTCCCCGGAATGGTGGCGGGACCGTCTGTACGACGCGCTGTGCAAGCGGTCGGAGGGGACGAAGGTCTTCGACGACTACTACGAGTGCGAGCACCCGTTGCCGCATCTGCACGAGAAGGCGCGGGCCCCGTTTCGGCGGCTTCTGAAGATGTCGCGGGCCAACTACATGGAGCTCGTGGTCGATGCGTTGGTGGGTCGGCTGGAGGTTGCCGGCTTCCAGTCGGACGTCGACGGAGATTCAGATCAGGCGGCCTGGGCGCTGTGGCAGGACAACAACCTGGACGGCGGCAGCTCGCTGGCGTTTCTCGAAGCGGCGATCCGCGGCAACGCCTACATGCTGGTGTCTCCGCCCTCTGGCGGCCGGGGCTTCCGCATTACTCCGGAGCATCCGACGCAGGTCATCACGGAGGGAAAGCCGGGGGAACCGGGCGAAATGGCCGCGGCACTGAAGCTGTGGCTGGACGACTGGACGGGCAAGCTCTGCTGCACCGTGTACCTCCCCGAGAGGATCTACAAGTTCGAGGCACCCGAACCCAAGTACGGGGAGAGGACGCAGAAGCCGCAGTGGGCGCGCCGCGAGGTGGCCGGCGAAGAGTGGGGCGGCAAGAACGTCCTGGGCGAGGTACCGTTCGGCGAGCTGGCGAACCGGCCGCGGATGCTGAAGCCAGGGGCCAGCGAGTTGCGCTCGGTGACGGGGATCCAGGACCGGATCAACAAGACGATCGCCGACCGGATGATGACCCAGGAAGGCGCGGCGTTCCCGGCGAAGTGGGCGACGGGCTTGGAGATCCCGCTCGACGAGAACGGTCAGGAGATCGAGCCGTTCGACGTCGCGGTGAACAAGATCCTGATCGCGGAAGAGGCCGGCGCCAAGTTCGGCCAGTTCGCGGCCGCGGACCTGACCGGCTACCTGAAGGCCAAGGAGGCGGACGTCCACGACATCGCCGCGATCACGTCGACACCGCCGCACTACCTGCTCGGCAGCATGGTGAATCTGTCGGCGGAGGCGCTGAAAGCAGCCGAGGCCGGCCTCATCCACAAGATTTATCAGCGGCGCCGCTTCCTCGAGGAGGGCCTGGAGCGGACGATGCGGCTCGCCGGGTTCGCCTCGTCGCAGGCCCGCATCGTATGGAAGTCCCCGGAGTGGCGCACCGAGGGCGAACTCGTCGACGCCCTGGTCAAGATGGGCACGCTCGGCGTACCCCGCGAGGTGCTGTGGGAGCGCTGGGGTGCCACGCCGCAGGAGATCGAACGTTGGCGACAGCTGAACGAGGACAGCCTCGACCGGGCTCTGGCCGGCGACCTGGCCGCAGAGTACGGGCCGAAGCCGACCGAGGCGGCCGCCGAGCCTGTTGGGGAGTAGGCCATGGCGCCGACTGCCCGACAGCTCGCGCTGCGTCACTACAAGCGGCAGGCGCGCGTAGCCCGCCTGACCGCAGAGCAGGTGCAGAGGCTCTGGCACCTGCTGGACCCATCCGATCTGACCGGGTCGTGGAAGGCCCAGATCGGCCCGCGGATGGTGCAGTCGGTGACGGCCGGACAGCTGGCCTCGGCCGCCCTGGCTGACGACTATGTCGACGCCGTTGTGGCCGCGGAAGGCGCGAATCCAGCGCGGGCCGGCCGTGTGCGGCCTTCGGCCTTCGCCGGCCTGGCGGCTGACGGCCGCGCGCTGGATTCGCTGCTGTACCTGTCGGTGATCACGACGAAGCAGGGCGTCGGTAGTGGTCTGGCCATGGAAGACGCCTTGATGCGGGGGCTGCGGCAAGCGCTGATGTTGTCGAGTTCGGAAGTCACGCAAGCCGGGCGGGGCGCCGTCGGCGCGTCAATGGCCGGCAAGCGCACCATTCAGGGCTACGTGAGAGTCGTGCAGCCCCCCGCATGCAGTCGTTGCGTCATCCTGGCGGGCAAGGAGTTCGGCTGGAATTCAGGGTTCCAGCGGCATCCGAAGTGCGACTGCGTCCACCTCCCGACCACACTGATCGCCCGCGGCCAGCACCGCGGCCGTGTCGGATCCGACAGCTTCACCCCGACCGCGCGGCCAGGAACAGGTGCCCCCGGTTTCATCGACCCGCAGGCCTACTTCAACAGGCTCTCGCGCGCCGAACAGGATCGCGTCTTTACTGCGGCCGGTGCGCAGGCCATCCGTGAAGGCGGCGATATGGGCCAGGTCGTCAACGCCCGGAGAGGGATGTACACCACGACGACCTACGGGCGCCGAGTGCAGGCCACGCGGGAAGGCGCCACGGCGCGCGGCTCGTTCTACCGGCAAGAGCGCGCCCGCGACATCGCCCGGGGTCGCGTACCGGCCGACATCGGCCGCTCCTACCGGCTCACCAGCCCCCGGCTCCTGCCTGAGCAGATCTTCGAGCTCGCCGAGAGCCGAGACGAAGCGATCGCCATGCTGCGCCGCTTCGGCTATCTGACCTGACCGCGCGCAACGCGCGGCCTTATCCCGCAACGGGAGTACCGCATGTCCGAGACAGCAATCGAGCCCACCACGCCCGAGGGCGGCCCGTCCGCGGAGCTGTCCAGTTCGGCGCCCTCCGCTGGCGACGCCCCCCTGGGCCCTGCGGGCGAGAAGGCGTTGGCGGAGTGGAAGCAGCGCGCCAAGGACGCCGAGAAGGCGAGCCGCACACAGGCCGCGCGCCTGCAGGAGATCGAGGATCGCGACAAGTCCGACGTTCAGAAGGCTGGCGAACGTGCCACGAAGGCCGAGCAGCGGGCCGCCGCAATGGTGGAACGCGCCGCTAAGGCCGAGGTGCGGGCCATCGCCGCATCTACCTTCGCAGACCCGTCAGACGCCGCCGCCTTTCTGAACATGAGCGATTTCGTCGACGACGAGGGCGACATCGACAGCAAGGGCATCGAAAAGGCCCTCGCCGACCTGCTGAAGCGCAAGCCGCACCTCGGCAAGGAAGCGGCCCCACCCTCCTTCGACGGTGGCGCGCGCACCACTGCAGCCAAGCCCACATCCATGAACGAGCTCATCCGCCAGCAGGCGGGCGCGAGCTGACATCGTCCGGCCCGGTGAACGGCCGGCCATTCCAAGGAAAGGCAGGCAGTAGCCGTGGCCTACAACAACCTGACGAGCCGCACCGATGCTGCGGCTCTCATTCCCGAAGAGGTCTCTAAGGAGATGCTCGGCAAGGCCGTGGAGGACTCTGCGGCGCTCAAGATGTTCAAGCGGATCCCGGTGGCGCGCGGCCAGCTGCGCCTGCCGATCCTGTCCGCCCTGCCGGTCGCCTACTGGGTGAGCGGCGACACCGGCCTGAAGCAGACCACCGAGGTCAACTGGGCGAACAAGTTCCTGAACGTCGAGGAGATGGCGACGATCGTCCCGTTCCCCGACAACGTCCTCGCGGACACGGATGCGGACCTCTGGGACGAGGCGGAGCCGCTGGTGCGGGAGGCGTTCGGGCGCCTTCTGGACTCGACGATCTTCTTCGGCACGAACGCGCCGAGCTCGTTCCCGACGAACATCCTGTCTGCGGCGACCGCTGCGGGGAACAGCGTCAACGAGGGCTCCACTGCGGCGCAGGGCGGCTTCTTCGGTGACGTCGACAAGGTGTACGAGAAGGTCGAGGCTGACGGCTTCGAGGTCAACGGCTTCGTCGCGGCGACGTCGGCGAAATCCAAGCTCCGCATGGCGCGGGACACGCAGGGCCGCAAGCTTGACGAACAGCGCGCCGGTGGCGACCTGAGGACCCTGGACGGCTACCCGGTCGAGTACGCCATGAAGGGTCTCTTCCCCCTCGCGGGCGGGGTCGGTGTCGACGGCGTGCGTCTCTTCGCCGGCGACTGGGACGAGTTCGTCATCGGCGTCCGTCAGGACATCAGCATGAAGATCCTCGACCAGGCCGTCATCCAGGACAACACGGGCGCGATCATCTACAATCTGGCCCAACAGGACATGACGGCGGTCCGCCTGACCTTCCGTGTCGGCTGGCAGGTGAGCAACCGCATCAACAACGAGCAGCCCACCGAGGGCAGCCGTTACCCGGTCGGCGTTCTCAAGACCGTGGGCGCTTGAGCAGCTAGAATGTTGCTAGGCGGAGGCTAGGGTAGCTCCCGAAAAGCGTTCCCTGAGCGCCTGCCCCCGCTTCATATTCTTCAGGGACTCGCCTTCAGGGAGCGAGCATGAAAACCTGCAGAGACTGCGGGAAAGAATTGCCGTACTCGCAGTTCTACAAGAACCAAAACGTGCGCGACGGGCACTTGAATCAGTGCAAGAAGTGCACTGTTGGTCGGTACGGGCCAGGCCGGTCGGCGAGGGCAAAGAGGGATCGTCTCTACTTCCAGCAGATCAAGCTGGAGCGTGGCTGTGCAGACTGCGGGTACCGCGAGAACGCTGTCGCTCTCGATTTCGATCACCTACCGGGCGTGGACAAGAAGTATCGCGTGGCATGTATGGCGGGCGTCAGTCGGGAGTTGATAGACGCAGAGATCGCTAAATGCGAAGTTGTCTGCGCCAACTGTCACCGCATCAGGACAGCAAACCGCTTGATAGAGGCGGGCGAGGACTCCACGGAGAGCCTGCCCGTCTGACCAAATCATGCTTGAACGGCGTCCAGCGACTGGGCGCCGTTTGGCATGTCAGGGCTCTCATCACAGGAGACAGACATGGCTGACACCGCCCCCTACGTGCGGGTCCTCGAAGCCGACGTTCCCGCCGTGTCCACGGCCGGGAATGACGACGACAGCATCATCGGGCAGGCCCCGTTCGACTGCACCGTCACCGCCGTGCAGTACGTGCCCGAAGCCGCCATCACCGGCGCCAACACCAACACCCGTTCGGTCTCGCTCATCAACAAGGGCCAGACAGGGGCGGGCACGACCTCGGTCGCCACCCTGCAGTTCGACTCGGGCGTCAACGCCACGGCGGCCGACGAGAAGACCATCGCCCTGTCGGGCACTGCCGTGAACCTCGTCCTCGCGGCCGGGGACACCCTGCTGTGGCGGTCCCTGCACGTCGGCACCGGCATCACCGACCCGGGCGGCCTCGTCCGCGTCACCCTCTCCCGGAACTGAGGAGGCCAGTCATGGCTGCAACACGATCCAGCAAGCCGGCCGGAGAGCCGGAGGACCAGCCTGCCCCCGAGGGAGACGAGGTCGCCAAGGCTGTCCAGCGGGCCACCGACAAGGCGCAGGCGCAGGGCTACCTCGGCGTCGAGGTGGACCCGACTCCGAACGAGCACTACTCAGTGGCCGGTGTCGTGGACGGCAAGGCGACCCCGGAGACCGACCCCGGTCACGCCCGCGAGGTGCGGCAGAAGCTCGACGACGACGCGCGCCAGCGCTGACGAGGGGAGGCTGCCGTGGCTCTTCCCCCGTTCGCTACGGCGGCCGAGCTCGCCGCTTCGATGCAGGTATCGGTCGATGCGGCTGCGGCCGACCTGGCTCTGGCGTCGGCATCTGCGGTGATCCGCAGGTGGACTCGCCAGACCATCACCCGGGTCGTCGACGACGTGGCGACGCTGCGGATCATCGACTGCGGTGAACTGGTGCTGCCGCAGCGGCCCGTCGTCTCGGTGTCGCAGGTGAACGTCAACGCGCTGGTGCTGAACGACTGGGTGCTGTCGGGGGACCGGTTGCTGCGCACCGGCGGCTGGCGGCAACTGCCTGGCACCACGACGTATCCGGATCCCGGCCTGGTCCAGGTGACGTACACGCACGGCTGGGGCGAGGTCCCGGACGAGGTGCGGGCCGTCTGCCTGGATCTGGCGGCGTCGACGCTGACGAACCCGGCGATGCTCCGCCAGGAAACGATCGACGACTACAGCCGCACCTTCGCCTCGGAGACGCTGGGAGCAGGCAGTCTGTCGGCTGGCCACAAGGAAGTGCTCAGCGACTACCGACGTCGCATCGGCACCGTGGGCCTGCGATGAGCAGCCTGGACACGCTGCTTGCAGCCGGCCGTAAAGCCGCCGAGAACCGCATGAGAGATTCGGTCCGCCTGTATTCGCAGGCCGCGGACACCTTCGACCGGGCGACAGGCAATACGGTCCCGGGTGCGCAGACAGATCTCTACTTGGGCAAGGCGCGAGTGAAGGCCATCGCCGCGTCCACGGGGGAGGAGGCCGAGGCGGCCGAGCGTGAAATCGTGCTGCGCGAGTATGAGGTGCAACTGCCATGGTCGACGCCACTGCCGGACGGTAGCCGCCTCCTGCCAGGGATGCGTGTCGAGGTGACCTCGTCGCCAGACTCACGCATGGGCGGGCTCATTCTCTGGGTGACGGGTGCGGCGTTCTCGGATCAGTCGACAGCCTGGCGGATTAGAACGGAGGACCGGTCATGACCGCTGGACGATTCGACATGCGCGACGTTCGCCGCCTTGAGCGCCACCTGGCCCGAAGCATCCCCCGCATCAGGCGGGATGCCCGCGGGGTGGTGATGCGAGGCGCGGTGAACGTCAAAAAGGACTGGCGCAACAACGCCCGAGCCACGGGACGCAAGCACGCCAAGCTGTACCCGCGGTCGGTGGGTTTCGACATCGCCGGCTACGGCCCGGACATCTGGGCGGCGACGATCGGCCCGGACAAGGGCGGCCCTCAGGGCCCGCTCGGCAACCTGCTGGAGTATGGCTCGGTGCACAACCCGCCGCACAACGACGGCGGTAGAGCCTTGGCCGCCGAGCTGCCACAGTTCACCGCGCAGATGGAGCTACTGGCCACGCGCGGACTGGCCTGGTGGTGAGCCGATGCCATCGCTCACGCCACCCGATGTTCTGCCTCACGTCGACGCCGTCCATGCGGCACTGGAGGCCGCCGGCCTGACCGTCTACCTCGGCGGCACCCCGGCCGCGTCCGGCTGGTCTCCGCCGGACAAGTTCGCCGTTCTGTACCCCGACCCGGGAATGGCGGTGCGCGAGTCACTCGCTGACGAGCGCACCGATTTCGACTCGACCATGCAGGTCACCTGTGTCGGGGGAGACCCGGAGCGAGCCCTATGGGTTGCCGGACGTGTCCGCATGGCCATGGCGCAGCCCCTGTCCGTGACGGGCCGCCGCTGCTGGCCGCCCGAGGATCTGGGCGGGCCGCCGCTGGCGCGGGACGACGACGTCACCCCGCCCCTGTGGTTCGTGCCAATCCAGTACCGCATCTGCTCAACTTCAGCCTGACAGGAGACTCCCGTGGCGCTTCTCGCCCAGCAGGTCGTCGCACTGAGCGGCCTGACCCCGACGTACTCGGCTGCCGCCGCATCGACCACGGTGACGTGCGGCGACCGCAGCTTCCTGCACGTCAAGAACACCAACGGCAGCTCGATGACCGTCACGATCACGTCGACGGCCAAGACGCGCGGCCAGGCCGCAGCAGACCTGGTGGTGACGGTTCCTGCGACCACCGGCGACAAGATGATCGGCCCGATCTTCGCCGACCTGTTCGCCTCGACCGCCGATGGCGTGAGCGCTTCGATCACCTACTCGTCGACGACGTCCGTCACCGTCGCAAGCCTCGTCATCTGACGCACTCCGTCCTGCTCGCCCCGTCGTTCGGGGCTTTTTTCATGCCCTGAGGAGGGTCCATGTCTGACCTGATCAACGACGGAATGACCAAGGTGGTCTGGGCGTCGTCCATCGCCAACATCAACGCGCCGACCACGACCGAACTGAACGCGGGCAGCGACTACACGCCGCGTATCACCCCGGACGGTCTCAAGCTCGACCCGTCGACAGCGGACGTCGACACGAGCTCACTCGCGAGCACGTTCGACACCAAGACGGTGGGCCGTGTCGGGTACGACGCCGAGGTCACGTTCAAGCGGGGTACGACCGGCGGCGAGGATCTCCCGTACACGACGCTGAAGTACGGCGTCTCCGGCTACCTCGTGGTCCGTCGCGGGATCGCCTACGCGACCGCGTGGGCGAGCTCCCAGAAGTGCGAGGTCTACCCGGTGGTCTGCGGCGAGCCGCAGAACAACAGCCCCGCCGCCAACGAGGTCATGAAGTTCACCAGCTCCATGAAGGTCACGTCGGCGCCGGCCACCGCGGCGACGGTCGCCTGATGCCGAGCATCGAGGAGATCCTCAAGCAGGCGTCGCCCCGGCAACGCACCGTACCGGTGTGCATCCGAGGCGACCTGGCCAGCGAAGTGGAGCACCTCGCCGAGCAGATGTCGAGAGCGACCAAGGAGTGGGAGCCGACGAGCATCGCCGACGAGCACCCGGGGCGCAGGATCGCCGCGGAACTGAAGGCTGCCCAGGAGGCGGTGAAAGCCGCCGAGGTGCCGTTCGTCCTTCAGTTCATCGGCGACCGCGCGTACAGCGATCTGCTGGCCGAGCACCCGTCGGACAACCCCAACGAACTGTTCGACGAGAGGACCTTCCCGAAAGCACTGATCGTCGCGTCCTGCGTCGACCCGAAGATGACGGCCGAGCAGGCAACGGAGCTCTTCGAGAAGATCAACCGCGGCGAGCAGAAGAAGTTGTTCGACGCCGCGTGGGAGGTCCATACCGCGACAGACGTTTCCCCTTTCTCGCTGGCCGCCTCCGCACTCCTGGCGGGCCTTGGCGGCGACAGCTAGAAGCCGCCCGGGCCTGGAGTGTTCCAAGGTCGGTGTTCATGGGGCGCGTCGTCCGGCCGGGCGAGCCGTTGTGGCTGCCGGAGGACAGAGCGTGGGCCCTCGCTCTGCTCGAGGTGGAGGCTGACGCCTGCCCGGAGTGTCGGCAGCCGTGGCACGAAGCAACTGACCCCAAGAACGAGTTCGGATACAGCGCCGAGGTGATCCGCTGCCACGCCTGCACGACGTCATCGAAAGCCGTCAAGGCCAAGCAGGACAAGGGCGAGTCGGTCGAGGGTCTGCATGTCCGCCTCGATCTGCGCAACTAGCGCACGACCGCATGGGAGGTAAGCCGTGGCCACCCGATCCGTGAACGTCCGCCTGGTCGCGGACGTCAGCAGCTACACCCGCTCGATGCGGACGGCCGCCCGCAGTACCTCCCAGCTGGCCAATGCGGGCGCGATCGTGGGTACCGCGCTCGTCGCAGGGTTCGCAGTCGCGGCAGCCAGCGCTGCCAAATTCGACAAGGAGTTGTCCAATGTCCGCGCGGTGACTGGCGCCTCCGCGAAGGACATGCAGAAGCTGCGCGCTGCCGCACTGGAGGCCGGCAAGACGACGTCCTTCACCGCGACCGAAGCGGCCCGCGCTGAGGCCGAGCTGGCGCGCGCCGGCATCAGCACCGCCGACATCGTGGGCGGCGCACTGAAGGGTGCGCTGGCACTGGCGGCAGCAGGGCAGGTCGACCTCACAGAGGCGGCCGTCGTCAGCGCCCAGGCCATGAATACGTTCGGCTTGGCGGGCAAAGACGTCACACACGTGGCGGACCTGCTCGCCGCTGGCGCGAACAAGTCCGCGGCCGACGTACACGGCCTGGCCATGTCGATGCGCATGGGCGGCCTGCTCGCCCACCAGACCGGCCTGTCCATCGAGGACACCGTGGGCGTTCTGGCGGCTTTCGCCGACCGCGCACTGATCGGCTCGGATGCCGGTACCTCGCTCAAGGTGATGTTGCAGCGCCTGGTGCCTCAGTCGAAGGAAGCCAAGGCGGCAATGAGCGCGATCGGCTTCAGCGCCTACGACAGCCAGGGCAAGTTCATCGGCCTGGAGAAGATGGCCGGGAACCTGAAGACCTCGTTCTCGAAACTCACGCCCGAGGCCCGCAACTCCGCCATGGCGACGATCTTCGGGGCGGACGCCGTGCGTTCGGCCACGATCCTCTACGAACTGGGCTCCGAGGGCATCGCCAAGTACGTCAACTCCGTCAACGACCAGGGCGCCGCGCAGCGCATGGCCGCAATTCAGACGGACAACCTGATCGGCGACTTCGAGCGCCTGCGAGGCGCTCTCGAGGTCGCCCTGATCGAGGGAGGGTCCGCGGCCAATGGGTCCCTGCGCACGATGACCCAGTGGATCACGCGGCTGGTCAACGCCTACAGCAGCCTCAGCCCCGAACTCCAGCACGCGGTCACACTGTTCGCCGGATTCGGCGGCGCCGCCACCCTCGCCGCGGCGGGTGTCCTGCTCCTGCTGCCCCGGATCGCCGCGACCCGGGCCGCCCTGGTCGCCATGGGCCTCACGGCCGCCCGCACGCGGATCATGCTGGGCACGCTCGGCAAGGTGGGCGCCGTGGTCGCCGGCCTCGAGCTGATCTCCTACGCCTCCCGGAAGGTTCAGGAGCAGTTCGCGGACTCCCCGCCGTCCGTGTCGAAGCTGGCGAGCAGCTTCGTGGACCTCAGCAACAACGGCAAGGTCGGCGGGGAGGCACTGAAGAGGCTCGGCAGTGATCTCGGCGGGTTCGGTGAGGCCGTCAAGCGGGTCGCCCATCCCGACTGGCAGGCCCGCACGACAGACGTGGTCAACTCCCTGACGCTCGGCATCACCGAGGGCCTCGGCGAGACACAGATCCCACTCGAAGAGGCCCGCGACAAAATCAAGTCCGTCGACGAGGCGCTCGGTCAGCTCGCCCAGTCCGGGAACGCCCAGATCGCCGCCGACGCCTTCAACCAACTCGCCGGCGCAGCCGCGGCCGACGGTACGAGCAAGGAGAAACTCCTCTCGCTGCTGCCGCAGTACACGGATGCCCTGGCCCAGGTGGACGTCCAGAGCAAGACGTCGGCCGTCTCTCAGGAGGCCCTAGCCGAGCAGCTCGGCATAACCGCTGACGAGCTTCAGGACCAGCGCACCGAGGCCGAGAAGCTGGTCGATGCCCTCAACGCCCTGAACGGCGTGAACATCAGCTCGGCCGAGAAGGAAATCGGCTTCCGCCAGTCCCTCGCCGACCTGACAGAAGCCGTCAAGGACAACGGTCGCTCACTGGACATCACCTCCGACAAGGGCCGCAAGGTGAAGGGCGCGTTCCTGGAGGCCGCGCAGGCCGCCATGGATCACGCCCAGGCGGTGGCCGAGCAGAAGAACAGCCAGCAGGCCGGACAGGCCGTTCTCGAGAAGGACATCAGCCTGCTGCGCGAGCAGATGTCGGCCGCCGGCTTCTCGGCGGCTGCGATCGACCAGTTGGTCGGGTCGTACCTCCAGCTGCCCGTTGCAGTCACAACGGACGTGAAGGCCGAGACGGCCTCCGCCATCAGCAGCCTGGAGGGCGTCCAGAAGCAGATCAAGGGCACCAAAGGCAAAACCGTCACGGTCGACGCGCTCACCGCGTCGGCCCGCACGAACCTCGAGGCCCTCGGCTTCAAGATCAAGTCCACGAAGGGCAAGAAGGTCAGCATCACGGTGCCGACCGGCAGCCAGCAGTCCGCCGTGAACGCTCTGGCCGCCGCCATCGCAGCCCTGCGCGACAAGGCCGTGACCATCACCACCTCCTACGTCATCAAGGGCAGCAAGACCGTCCCGAGCGGCACCTACCTCGGCTCCACCGCCGGCCGCAGTGCCGACGGCAACCTCTACGGGCCCGCCCAGCGGTTCGCCGTCGGCGGCATGCGGGAGCAGCACGTCGCGCAGATCGCCCAGCCCACACTCCGCATCTGGTCGGAGCCGGAGACCGGCGGCGAGGGCTACATCCCCATGTCGCCCGCCAAGCGGATGCGTTCCACGCAGATCCTCGGCGAGATCGCCGGCCGTTTCGGCTACCGGCTGGAGAAGTACGCCACGGGCGGCATGTCCGGCTTCACCTACGCGCCGACCGGGGCCCCGGTACTCGGCGGCCCGTCTGACGCCAAGCAGCGCTACGACGACCTGATCGGCCGGCTGAAGGACGCATGGAAGGAGTATCAGGAGGCGATTGCCGAGCGGAACAAGGTTCTCAAGGACAAGAAGTCCACGAAGGCCGAGAAGTCCGCCGCACAGAAGGCGGTCGCGAAGCAGTTCGCTGAGGTCAAGGCCCTTGATGCTGCTCTTGGGTTGAAGGCGGGGGCGCCTGCGCCGAAGGGCTTCAGCCTGGCCGCCTACCAGAAGCAGCTAGGCAACTCGCTGAAGGCGACGGTGACGTGGCGCACCAACCTGTCAAAGATCGCCAAGCGGGGCGGCGAAGATGTTCGCGTCATGCTGGAATCGATGGGCGAGGACGGCGCCTCCCTCGTCAGCGCCCTTGCCGGCGCAAGTGACAAGCAGTTCAAAGACATCACCAGCAAGCTGATGCAGACCGGGGAGATCGCCAAAGCGACCTTGGCAGACTTCACTAGGCAACTCGGTGCCAGCACCACGGAGAGCAAGGCCTTCGCGGCGGATCTTCAGAAACTGGCCGCATCAGGCTTTGGCGATCTCGCTCAAGCGCTTGCCGCGCAGGGCGACTCGGCGGCCGTGGCGCTCGCCCACGAAGCTGCCGGGAACGCAAAGTCGGCGGCCGCGGCGAACAAGGCCGTCGGCGCTGCCGAGGGCGCACTGTCCGGCGAAGACCTGACGAACGCTCTGACCCTGCTGTCCACCCTGCGGGGCGGCACCGGGAAGGGCTTCGCCGACCTCATCGCGGCAGGCCTGGATGTGGCCACCATCCGCGCCTTGGTTCCGAAGATGACCGCCCAGATCAAGGCCCTGCCTGCTGCCAACCGGGACACCTTCGTGCGGCAGTGGGTGCAGCAAGGCGGCAAGGCGATGGCGGCCGGCGGCATCCTCAACCGGCCGACGATGGTCCTAGGCGGCGAGGCTGGAGACGTCGAGTCGTGGATCCCGTGGAACAACTCGTCTCGCTCGCGGGGCCTGCTCGCCAAGACGGCCGCGGCCATGGGCTACCAGCTGGTCCCTGCTGGCAGGTACGGGGGCGGCGGGGCCAGCAGCAGCGGGTCAGCGCCCCACGTGTCCCGCACGACCAACATCACGCTGAACGGGGCCAAGCAGAGCGGAGTCGAACAGGTCCACGACATCGCCCGAGTCATGAACTTCGTCGGCTGAGGGGAGGCGCGGATGCCGTACACCCCGGGCGCCGACCTGGACGGCATGGGTGCCGTCCTTGGGGGCGTCACGCTGGGGGCCGTCGATTCTCGGGGCGTCGCCTGGTACCTCCAGACCCTGGAGGGCTGGGACTCCCCGGATGCCCGCTCTGAATTCACCGAGCGGGAAGGGGACCATGGAGCATGGGCGGCACCCGTGTATCTCGGGGCGCGTCCCATCACCCTGGCCGGAACCATCGTGGCTCCGGCCAGGGACCTGCTCGAGCAGTCCATGAACCAACTGAGGGTGGCGGCCGGCCTGACCGACCGGACCCTCACGGTGGGTGAGGTCGTGCCGAAGCAGGCCACGGTACGGCGCAGCGGTAAGCCTCTGTTCCAATACGTCACCGACACTGTGGCGACGTACTCCGTGATGGTTACGGCGGCCGACCCGCGCCGCTACAGCACCACCCTGAGCAGCGCCACGACGAATCTGGCGTCGGTCACAGGCGGCCTCAACTTTCCGGTCACATTCCCGGTCAGCTTGTCGGCCACGGCTGTTGCGGGCCTGATCACTGCCGCCAACGACGGCGACGCCGACACCCGGCCGCTGTTGACGATCGCGGGCCCGGTCGTCGCCCCGACCATCGCCGCGCTGTACGAGGACGGCACGGTCAAGCAGCTGATCTACACGCAGGATCTCCAGGCCGGTGACCTGCTGGTGATCGACACCGACGCCCACACCGTCACGCTCAACGGGGGCGTGTCCAGGCGTCGGTACCTCAGCGTCCCTGCGGGCTGGCCGACCATCCCGCCCGCGGGCGAGGACGGCTCACCAGCCGTCGTCAGCTACCAGTTCCAGTCGGGCACCTATAACGCCAGCGCGACGCTGACCGCTAGCTGGCGGTCAGCGTGGATGTGAGGAGGAGGCAGGCATGCCCGTAGACCCGTGGGCCATCGACGGCCTCAACTACACCGGCCTGGAGGCGCGGAACGCCGAGTTGGGCGTCATGGGCAACGGCTCCGCGCTCGGCTCCCGCTCCGGCGTCCGCCCGGGCGACCCGGGCCTGACAGTCTCCCTGGCGGGCTCCACCATCAACGTCAGCGCGGGCGTCGCCGCAATCGCCTACGCCGGGCAGGGCGTCTACCGGTGCGCCTTTCCTTCGTCAGTGTCGCCCGGTTCCGTCACCGCCGCGCACGCCACCCTCGCTCGCATCGACCTGGTGTACCTGCGCGTGTGGGACAACGCGGTCGACGCCTCCGGTCTGAACAAGGCGGACATCGTCTACCTCGCGGGCACCGCCTCGGCGTCACCAGTCGCGCCGACGCCGGCGGGCACGCAGGTCTACATGCCGCTCGCCACGATCAGCGTCCCCGCATCCGGTGGCGGATCCCCGTCGGTGTCCACCGCGGTCCGGCCGTACACCGTGGCGCCCGGTGGCATCCTGCCGTCGTCCACCGCGCCCGGCAGCCCGTACACCGGCCAGTACTACGACGACGGCACCAACCTGCTGCGCTGGAACGGCTCGAGCTGGGACACCTACCAGAAAGTGCCCGGCGCCTGGACGTCGTGGACGCCGACCTGGGCCACGTCCACCGGCCTGCGGCTGCCCTCCTACGGCAATGCCGCCGTGGACTGCAAGTACTCGAAGATCGGCCGGACGGTCCTCTTCAACATGTCGCTCACATGGGGCACCACCACCAACTTCGGGGCCTCGCCAACGACATCGGACAACTGGACGTTCTCCCTCCCTGTTGCGGCAGCCGTTGCCTTCACCTCGATCGGCACCGCGCACATCGAGCCCGGCAACGGACAGAGGGCCAGCATGGCGATGGCGCAGGTCAACGCGAGCGCCGCCGATATCAGCCTGCACATGACCGGACCGCGGATCGACGGCAGCGCGACCGTGGCCGGCGTCGTCGACTCGATCACCCCCTTCGTATGGGGCAGCACGATGAAGCTGGTCATCCTGGGCCAGTACGAGTCCGCCACGTGACCGCGTTCGAGCTGGCCTGGTACGGCGTGGACCTTCGCACCGGCGGCATCGTCGAGGACCTGCCCTCACTCAAGCCCAGCGGCGGCTTGGGCCGCAAGCTCGGCGCGAGCGCGACGCTTCAGCTCGAGCTGGCCCTGGACGGCGCGCCCCGCGGCTGGGACGAGGCGACCGCACCGGGCCGGACGCTCGTCGTCGCGGTCGACACCGCGACAGACACCCCCATCTGGGCCGGGGTCACGCTGCCCCGCGAGGGCGGCAGCGCGGGCACCGTGCAGCTTGGGGCCGCCACCCTGGAGGCCTACCTGGACGCCCGCTACCCGGGCACCCAGACGATGCTGGCCGTCGACCAGGCGACCGTCTGCACGAACCTGATCACGCCCGCGCTCACCCAGGGTCCGCCGTTCATCATCGACTCCGTGGCCACCGGGACCACGATGGATTACCTCAGCGACGACGGGGACGACAGGACGATCTTGTCCTGCCTCAGTGAGGTCATGAGCCTCGACGGCGGCCCCGAGTGGACCATCGACGTCGCCTGGAACGGAGCTCACACCGGCTTCCAATTTCCGATCCGGATCCGGACGCAGGTCGGCGTCCAGTCGACGAACCCCGAGCCGGTCTTCGACTACCCAGGATGCGTCGCCGAGTACGCCCTCGCCGAGTCCTACGAGCAGGGCAAAGGGGCCACACGCGTGCGGGCCCGCGGCGAAGGCGAGGGATCCTCGCGGCTCACCTCGTCAGCCCACGACGCCACCGCCCTGCTCGCGTCCGGCTGGCCGCTGTGGGAGTACCGCTACACGCCAGCGTCCGGCGTCACCGATCCTGATCAGCTGGATGGACACGCCGCGTCCTCGCTCGGCCTGATGGCGCAGGGCGGCCAGGTGTGGACCATGAAGGCGGTCGCCTCGCAGGCCCCGCGCCTGGGCTCTGTGTGGGGGATCGGTGACTCGGTCCGGCTCAGTGTCGAGCACTCTCGCCGGCACCCGGCCGGGGCCGAGGTCGTGGCCCGTTGCTGGGCGTGGGAGCTGGACCCGTCCGCAGACCGCGTCACGCCGATCCTGGTCGAGGAGGACTAGATGCCCCGACAGCTGGACCAACTGCCCTCCGACCCGACGACCCTGGCCCGCAAGGTCAGGGCCCTCGAGGAACAAGTACGGGAACTGCGCGGAGCGCGCCGCTTGTCCTCGGCCACCCTCGGCCTGGTGCAGACGGCCGCGGACGGCGAGCGCGTCGCCCTGGACCAGAGCAGCCAGTCCCTGCGCGTGTACGGGCCGGACGGCGCCACGGTCTTGGCCGAGCTGGGGCCGACATCCGACGGCGGCGGCGGGCTGTGGACGCGCGGCACCGGAGACTTCCCCTTCTCCGCGAACCTCAACAGCGGAGAGCTGGCGTTCAGGCCGGTAGAGGACGACGTGGTCCAGGTCCCCGGAAAGATCTACTACGACACCGAGGGATTCCAGTACAGCGACCTCACGCTGACCTCCGGCGCGGTCGCCAGCACCGACCACCGGGCGCTGATGATCCTGGAGTCCATCTACGCCGGCGCGACGCCCTACGTGTACATCCAGGGCGAGAACTCGACCCAGTGCAACCTGGACGTCCTGGGCGTGCTCACCGCGAAGAGCTTCGCCTTCGGACAGGTCACGATCACGCCGAGCGCGGCGAACACGCCCACCTCGGCGACGATCTCCGGACTCGGCCTGAAGGGCTCGACCTTCTACGGATGGGCCACCGCAGCCACCAACGTCGTCGGCACCAGCGTGACCGGCGTGGGCACCACCGGTGCCACCGCGGCCGGCGTGAACGTCTGGCTGACCCGCAGCTCGACCGCCGCGACCCCCGTGAACTGGCTGGTGATGGGCCTATGACGACTCTTCAGCCGGGCATGTTCTACGCCGCGGTCGTCCGGGACGTCACCGAGGACTGCGTCAACTACGGCCAGTCCTTCGAGGTGCCGGAGCTGTACTCCAACGGCGGCCAGGCCACGGTCACGTGCGGGCTCTGCGGGCAGCCCATGGAGCTGGACTCAGCGACTCTGCTGGACCCGCAGCCCGAGATGTGACCACCCCGCTCGCCCCCTGCCAGCCCCGCGCCGACCGGCCGGGGCTTCCTCATGTCGGAGACCTCATGAACCGCGCCGGATATCGGCTCGCCACAGACCTGCCCGAAGGCATGCTGCCGTGGCGGGACCGCCCCGTCCTGTGGGCGAACGTCAGCCCCACGACCGGCACTTACCACCTCAACGCACAAGGTGAATACCTGTACTACCCGGGCGGCGGCACCACCGGCTACGACCACCCCGTCGGCCAGATCCAGTTCGGCCTCGGCTGCATCGCCAGCTACCGCGTCCAGACCGACCCCGCCCGCAAAGCCCTCTTCCTCAACCGGGCCAAGCAGCAGGCAGGCCGCCTCATCGACCGACACCGCCTGGGAAACGACGGCGGCTGGTGGTTCCCCTACGGCTTCGACTTCACCCACGCCGTCCACTCCGGCATCTCCTACCAGGCGCCCTGGTACTCCGGGATGGCGCAGGGCGAGGCGATCAGCCTGTTCGTACAACTCTCCCAGCTCGAGGGCCTCACCGACGCCGAACGCGCCACGTACCTGGCGGCCGCCGACGGCGCCTTCGCGTCCCTCCAGACCGACGAGTACGGCTACCCGTGGGCGGTCAACACGGACCGGTCCGGCTATGCCTGGATCCAGGAGTACCCGGGCGCCGAGCCGGACACCGGCGACTTCACCTACAACGGCATGGTCTACGCGATGTTCGGCGTCTGGGACTACTACGCCGCCACCGGCAGCCAGACCGCCGCCGACCTGTACGACGCGTTCGCGACCACCATCGCCCGGTTCTTCCCGCTGCTACGGAACCCGAAGTGGTGCTCGTTCTACTGCCAGACGCACCGCATCGAGGCCTACACCTACCACCAGCACCACATCGAACTCTTCCGCCAGCTCAACTGGCAGACCGGGTCGCCGGACTTCGCCGACAACGTGGACCGCCTCGTCGACGACTACCCGGCCGCCGGGGTCACCGGCACCATCGCCTTCGAGTCCGGCAGCCACACCCTGTGCCGCTTCGACACCGCGGCCTCCGGAGCCTGGTCGACGGCCACAGGCGACGCACTCCTCGAGCAGAAGACGGTCACGTTCGCGAGCGACACGGCCGCGCCCGCCTCCATGCGGCGCCGCATCAAGAGCCGCGGCATCTACTACCTCATCTCCGCCGGCGCCTACGCGGGCTGGTGGGTCGGCGAGAACTGGTCGCGCGCCTACCTGCGCGGCATCTACCTCCCCACCCTGTACCGGCCGGAGCGCACCGTGACCTTCCCCGGCAGCGTGCCCGTCGACTGCTACAAGGTCGCCACCGACGGCACCATCACCAGCGTCAGGACGGTCACCTTCGCCAGCCCGTCGAACGCACCCGCCGACCGCCGCGCCATCGTCAACGGCCGGCCCATGTTCCAGATCACCGCTGGCGGGCTCACCGCCTACTGGGTCCCGGCCGGCTCCGTGACCATCGACGCCGAACCCGCCGTCGACTGAACGTTCCCGCCCCGAGGAGGGCCCATGGCCTGGTGCCCGTTCGCCACCAAGTACGAGCTGCAACCGGAGTCCGACAGCCAGCCTGCGATCCGGCCGACGCAGTTCATCGTCCACAGCATCATCGCCCCGTGGACGGCCCGCCGCGTCTACGAATACTGGCGCGACAGCACCAACCTCGAAAGCCACTTCGGCCTCGGCTACGAAGGCGACCTCGGCCAGTTCATCGGCACGGAGACCCGCGCCGACGCCAACGCCGGCGCCAACCGCCGCACGGACGGCAGCGGCGCCGTCTCCTGCGAGACCGCCAGCAACCTGCAAGGCTCCGATCCGTGGACCGCTGAGCAGGTCGAGATGCTCATCCGCCTCGGCGTGTGGCTGCACGAGAAGCACGGCATCCCGCTCAGGATCTGCCGCAGCCACGACGACCCCGGCTTCGGCTACCACCGGCTCTACCGGGAGTGGTCGACCGACGGCACGAACTGCCCTGGCGACGCCCGCGTGAAGCAGTTCCGCGAGGTCGTGTTCCCGGGCATCGCCGCCCGCGCGAACGGCACCACCCAGCCGCCCACCCAGGAGAACCCCATGGCGCTCACCGACGACGACATCAAGAAGATCGGCCGTCAGGTCGTGACCGGTGCGACCGGCATGAAAAACCCCGACGACACCAGCGCGGACTGGGCGCTGTCGAGCTTCGTCGGCCTCACCTACAAGACGACCCGGGCCATCGCCGCAGACGTCGCCGCCGTGAAGAAGACGGTCGACGCGCTCGCGATCGGCGGCGTCGACCTGGACGCCCTCGCCGACAAGGTCGCCGACAAGCTCGCCGCGCGCCTCGCCAACTGACCGTCTGCCCTCCCAGAAACGAGAACCCCATGAAGATCCTCGGCAGAGAGCCCGTCTACCTGCTCGGCTTCATCGCCGCGTTCCTCCAAGCGCTGTCTGCATTCGGCGTCGACATCTCCGACGGCACCCAGACCGCGATCAACGCCGTCTCCGCTGCGGCCGTCGGCATCATCACCGCGATCGTCCTCAAGTCCGGCGCCCTCGCCGCCGCCATCGTGCAGTTCGCCCAGGCCGCCATGGCGCTGTGCGTCGGCCTCGGTCTCGACTGGTCCGCTGGCGACCAGTCCAAGGTGATGGCCGCGATCGGCGCGCTCGTCACCCTGTGGCTGCGCCAGCAGGTCACCGCCCCGGTGCCCGCCGTCGCGCTCGAGCAGTCCAGTCCGGTCAAGTCCGGGCCGACGGCGGTCTGAGTGCCCTGCCGGGCGGCCCGGCGGCTACAGCAGCACCTCGGCCGCCGCGGCATCTTCCTGCTGATCCTCGGCATCGGTAAAACCAGCTGGGGCATCAGCTTCCTCGTCGACCCGCCGGACGACCACGGTCTCGCCCTGCTCACGTCGCTCTGCTCACTGCGGCACTGGGCCTGGCTGTGGATCGCCTGCGGCCTCATCACCGGCGTATCCGCATTCCTGCGGATCGGCCGCGACTGGGCCGGCTTCCTCGCCGCCCTCATTCCCCCCTCAGTGTGGGCACTCGCCTACGGCGCCGCCGTCATCAGCGGCACCTACTCCCGTGGCGCCTACGTCGCAATCTGGTACCTGACGAGTCACGTCGGGGTGATCATGTGGGCGAGCACGGTTCCCGAATACTCGGTTCCCCCAGTGCCGCGGCGCGCCCGGAGAGGCAAGGGCCCGTGAGCGTAGCGGAGTTGATCGCGCTGGTCGGGGCTGCCGGTACGGTCCTGGGTGGTGGAGGGTTCTTCGTGGCCCGCGCCACGGTACGGGCGGCGCAGGCCACCGCGCGGGCTAACGAAGCCGCGGCACAGGCTGCTGCGGCTCCTCAGCAGCGGGCGGCGGACCTCGCCGTGTTGAAGGAGACTGTGGCCCGGGTGGACGGGGAGAACAAGGAGCTGCGTCAGTGGCAGCGGCGCACGGAGGCTCTGCTGCGGGCATTCTCGTGGTCGAGTGACCGCTGGCGCCGGCAGATGGAGCGGGCGGGTATCGACCCCGAGCCGCCGCATCCTCTGGTGGACGAGTACAACCGAACTGGAGTGTGACGTGGACGAACCGATCACCGCGCTTCCGCCGCAGCGGCCCGCGGTACGGCGGATCGACGAGTCCGCCGCCGACATGGGCACCCTCGTCGACATGGGCGTCGTTCCCGAACAGCCCGAGCCGCCCGCCGTCGAGGAGGGCTGATGGCCGACGACGAAGACGACCCGCCGTTCTGGCTGTCGCCGCGCCCGTTCCGCGAACCCGACTGGCCGCCCGACGACGACACCGAGGCGTAGTCTGGACGCAATACCTCGCGCCTGGCGAGGGACCTGGGGGTCGCTCCCTCAGGTTGCCCGAACGGCAGCACCACCGACCGGACGAAGGCGTGCACACCCGAGACTGGTCGGCGCTGGCCCGCGAACCTTGCGGAATGGGCTCCCGCCGCAAACTTCGACGCCCCCGCTTCTCTGCCAACCGGCAGGGGAGCGGGGGCGCTTCGTCGTTGTCAGAGCTCCCAGCCGGGGGCGGGTCGGCCGGGGACCTGGGGAAGCTGGGCGCAGTAGAGCCCGATGCTCGCGTGGTCGCAGGCGCCCGTCCGGCACTCAGCCGACCGCATCCGCTCGCAGCGGCCGGAGGCGTGCTGGCAGGTACCGTCCTTGCACTCGGGGCGAATGTACGGGAACTGTGCGGCCCACTCCGGCGACCAGGGGTCATCCTGTAGCGCGCGACCCCGGTCGGCGATGCCCTTGACCGTAGGGGCGGACAGTCCGATCTTGCGCGAGAGGATCGCGTTGCCGCCTCGTCCCATTGCGTCGACAGTGCGGGCGAAGACGAGCTGGCGTGCGGTCGTGGCTGCCTTGTATTGCGCCTCTGCCTCCATGTACTCGGCGTGGGCCCGAACCGCCTGAGCTTCAGCCTTTGCGCCGGTGTCGTGAGTCTCAACGATCGCCCAGTAGGACTGACTGTCGAAGTCGTCGATGCTGTTCAGGTCTCCGTCGTGCGCCGCGATCAGGTCGTCGACGATGGCTTCGATGTCGAAGGACTCGGCGCTGTCACCGAGGGTGAGGCTGACTTGGTGGGCGAGGTCGCTGCGGTTCACGGGATCCCCCTGGGTTAGTGGGAGGGGTTCTGCTTCCCTCCCGACACCTCTAAGATTAGGGGGTACCTAAGAAGAAGGCAAGGGGGGTCCTAAGAAATGGCGATTCGATCCCGTCGGCCAGCCGGTGCAGACGCCGACGGGCTTGTCTCCTGCCTCATCTGCGACCGGCGCTTCCGCTCGCTCGGCCCGCACCTCTACCGCGCCCACCAGATCAGCGCCGCCGACTACCGCGCCGAACACGGCCTCCCCGCCGGTGCCATCCTCATGGCCACCGCCACCCGGCAGGCACTCTCCGACGCCCGTCAGCAAGCCATGCAGGAAGACGCCGACCTGGTCGGCAGGATGCGCGCAGCTACCCCATCCTCGGAGGAGCTGGCGCGCCGCTCCGCAGAAGCCCGGGCCGGCACCGACGGCCTTGCACAGGTTCGGGCCGCACGCCGCCGCGGTGCGCAGACGACACAACCCTTCACGGTCCAGGCCCGACGCGACCTCATGGACGCAACCGCGCGCGCCGCTGGCTACACCTCCATGCGCGACGCCATCGAGGAGACCCGCGCCTTGCCCTCCCGTGAGGCTGCGACTCGGATCGGGGTCGGAGCCTCGACCGTCAAGCGGTGGAGGCGGAAGTTGAAGTGATGACCCGTGGGCGCGCGTGCTGCGGATGGCCCCCGATAACCCACACATATCAAGGCCCTTGCGCGGTACGCTAGTTCGACACAAAACCCCGCAAAGGAGACTAGGTTGCCGAAGGAGCTTGTACCGGTAGAAACCGCTGAGATCGTCGTCGAGGTGCCTTCGGGCAGTCGTGATCGGCACGTCTCTGACGAGACCGCCGCGGACCTCAAGCGCGCCACCGCGGTCAACACCGACCGGGCCTACGCGCGATGGTGGGACATGGCCCTCAACTGGTGCGCGAGCGAGGGGCGGACCCCCCTTCCCATGACGGCTGAGACAGTCGCCGAGTTCATCGGCCATCTCAAGCGGTCCGTCTCGCCCAAGACCGGCAAGCCCTACTCGCCGGCCAGCCTCGACCAGGCGCTCTCCGCCATCCGTACAGCCCACTTCCGCGCCGGGTTCGAAGGGCAGCCGCAGTCCCGCGCCGCCCGCGACATCATCAAGGTCCACCGCCAAGACCGAGCGCGCGCTGGGTGGCGCCCGCGCCGGGCCAAGCCCATCACTCTCGACGTCCTGCGCCTCCTGCTTACCCAGTGCGACACCGAATCGCTCAGCGGACGACGGGATGCCACGATCCTGATCCTCGGCTACGGCCTCATGGGGCGCCGCTCCGAGCTGGCCGCCTGCACCATCGACCAGGTGACCGTCACTGACGAGTGGGTCACGGTCTTCATCCCCTTGTCGAAGACCGACACGAACGCCCAGGGTGAAGACGTCGACGTCCCCCGGGGCATCGCTCCGGACATCGACGCGGGCGCCATCGTCGGTTCCTATCTGGAAGCGCTCGCGGGGCGCGGCATCACAAGTGGCCATCTGCTTCGCCGCATCGACAAGTGGGGCAACGTCGGCGCCGGCATGACCGCCGCCACCATCAACGACATCGTGAAGAAGCTGGCCGCCGACGCCAACCTGACCGACGCGGAACGGACGACCGCTCACGGCCTGCGGGCAGGAGCGCCGACCGATGCAGCTGAGCGGGGCGTCCCCATCCCCTTCATCGCCGAGCATGGGCGTTGGAGCAAGAACTCCACGCAGGTGCTCACCTACGTCCGCCCCGCGGACCGGCGCCGCAACAACCCGCTCCTACCGCGCGACAGCCGGGCCTGAGAGCAACGAATGCCCCCGCAGCCAGCTGGCTGCGGGGGCGTTGTGCTGCGCGGGCCTCAGCCCCACCACGTGTCGCTCATCGCGCCTCCCCGGGACGTAGGTGCGGCCACCATGCACCCCGAAGGGCCCACCCGAAGGTGTTGCGAACACGATGACCGCCCGGTCACGGTACGCGGAAGCCGTCCGTCCTGTCAGCCCACGCGACAGACTCCGATGATTTCCGGCCGCGATCTATCCCCGTGGCCGATTCATGGTGCATCGTGTCCGCACGGGATCCGCTCCACCCCCGGGTGAATCCCTCCGCTGGGCCCTGCCGTTCGCTGCGAGCGGCAGGGCCCGCCGCGCCTCCCGGCTCCCCACGGGAGGCATGCGGCGTGTCCGCTCCCTGTCAACCAGCGGGCGTTAGCCGGGCGTTAAGGCCTCCCCGACGGGCCATGGTGCACTGAATGCAGGCACCTCACCGGGGCCTCCATCTTCACCGCAAGGGAGAGCCATGTCTGAGATCGACCCTGAGCTGGCACTGATCCTCTCGCTCGGCGAGACTGCCCGTGCTGTCACTGACGGCACGCTCACTGGTGCTGCACGCGACGAGGTATTCGAGATCCTGGGTAACGCGACAGATCGCTACTTGGCGGAGCACCCGCTCCCCGAGTAGCAACGCTAAGGCGGCCCTGTATCCCGGGAGGGGTCAGGGTCGCTGCCGCTCCGAGTTGCCACACAATTCGAACACGTGCTCTAGTCGAGGCATGGCCAGGCACCGCGTAGACCACCTCACCGACACCCAGGAACGCATCCTCCGCTGCATCCGGCAGACCATCGCCGACCGGGGAGAGGCGCCCACCGTCGCGGAGATCGGTGAGCAGGTAGGCATGCGGTCCCGCGCGTCCGTCCACTACCAGCTGACGGAGCTTGAGCGGAAGCACGCGATCTCCCGGCAGCCCGGCCAGTGGCGCGGGATCCGACTCGCGTGACCAACGACGGACGCTTCCATCTCACCCTCACCTCCGCCGGCGACCCGGTCCAGCACGGCTGGTGGGGGAGCGAGGCCACCGCCCGCCGGAAGTTCACGTCCTGGATCGGCGAGTGGGGCGAGCTGCCGGAGGCGCGGGTCGTGCTCGTCGACGAAGAGACGGGCGAGATGCTGGATAGCTGGCCCGGCGTTGTCAGCGGAGGCTCGTAGCATGGGCTCATCAACTTCGACTAGCAAGTCGGGTTGTTGTAGGTGCTAGTGGCCCCGTCCGTACAGCGCCGGGCGGGGCCAGCTGCTCTGGAGGGCTCATGTTCCGTCGCCTGATCCGACGCTTCCGCCGTGGCGGATCCATGCCGTCGTACCGGCCGGACCCCAACATGCACCTGGTCACGCTGTCGCCCGGGTGGGTAGAGCTGCCGCCGGGCTCGAAGGATCGCTACCCGGCCGAGATCATCGCCCGGATCAACCAGTCGCACCGCTGACTTCCGCATACCGGACGGCCTCACGCAGCCGTGGTCACGTCCCCCTGCTGGACCTGCCGCAGCTCGGCGAGGAGCTCGTGATACTCCCGCTGCTGCTCCGGCGTCAGCCTCACCGCCGGATGCCCGCGCCCGTCCATCCACAGCGCGCGGATCGCCGCGTTCAGCTCCGCAGCCGACCGCGCCGGGCCCGCAGGCGGGGGAGTGGGGGACATGGCGATCAGTCTAGGACCGGGGTCTGACACCGGGCTATGAGCTCGGCGGCTGGGGCAGTTCCGTGACGAAGGTCCCGATGCCGACCTGCATCTCCGCCAGGCCCTCCTGTCGCAGCTCCGTTAACACCCTGCGCGCGGTCATCTGGCTGATCCCGAACTCGCCGCAGATCGACACGACCGAGGGCAGCTGCTGCGCCGGCGGATAGGTGCCGTCCAGGATGCGTTCCCGCAGGACGGCGTAGACCTGCTTCCACCTCGGCACATCTGGCTCCCACCTCATGATCCCGACGCTAGGCGGACCTACCTGGCTAGGCGATATGAGCGAACCTGTCGGGCGTATCGCGCCTATCGCACCTGTCGCAGTGGGTAACCTGCAATTGCAAGGACCCCCGCGACCGCGCGAACGGCCCGGGGGCATGGCCGACGGACTACCGGAGCGTCGACATGGACGAGCGTAGAGACGCTGAGCTCCCACCCCAAGGCGCCTGGCCGCCATTAGCCGCGGCGAGCCGCCTCAGCCCCGTGCAGCAGGCATACGGCGCCTACACCGGGCACGCCATAGCGTGCGACGCCTGCCGCGACGTCGACCGCAGCTGCGCGGACGCCGAGGCCCTATGGAGGGCGTACCGGGCGGCCGGCGACGAGGCATACGACCGGCTGGCGGACGGATCAGCTCCAGCCCGATGATCGGGTTACCAGAAGGAACGTTTGGCCAACGCTCCACCTGCGGTTACGGAAACGTTCTCACTGCACACATCCGGTCAGATATATGCGGCTACGGCCTTGCGGTGATCGGGTCGGACGTGTTGTTGTCTGTCGACAACGATTCAGCCGTTGAGGAGGTCGGTGACGGGCACTCTCAGTGCGCCGGCGAGTAGGAGCAAGTCGGCGTAGCGAGGGTCTGTGACCGCGTTCTCGTAGCGCTGGATCGTCCGCCGCTCAACCCCCATACGGTCGGCTAATTGATCCTGGGACAGATCGGCGGCGCGCCGGAGGTCCCCGATACGGAGGCCGAGGGCGACTTGCTTTTTGCGGACCCAGTCGGGGCGCGGGTGTCGGCGGGCTGGCACCCGGTAACGCTCCGGCCGAGACGATCTTGCGTCAGTACCAAAACTGTCGCTTCGGTCGTTGGACAACCACTTGGCCCTGCGGATGGTCTGGCATATGCCGCAGGGCTCGATGTAGTGTCCACTAATCGAACACCTGTTCACTCGAAGGAGTGAATCAGGGCATCGACCTGCATCCATGCGGCAATACGGAAGGTCGAAGCATCCAAGACGTGCCGGTGGGCCATGAAGGGGCGCCCTCCATCGTGGTTACCGGCGCGAGCCCGCCCCCAGCCCGAGGCTGGGGGCGGGTGCTCGTTTTTGGGAGACGGAATGGGAGACGATCATGCAGGCGGTACCCGGAACAACACCCATGGAGCCCGGAGTAACGTCTACGAAAAGCCGCTGAACTCAAGGCTCTCCGGCCCTTCGCGCAGGCCATGCACCGCGACGCGGCCATCTACACGATCTTCGAAGGCACGAGCGAGATCCAGCGCCTGGTGATCGCCCGCACGCTGTCGGGGATGCCGATCCGCTAGGACGGGCTGGCAGCAGGACGCGCATAGATCGTTGCTATGAAAGCGGCCCTCCCGACTCTGCGGGAGGGCCGCTGACTTGCGCCTACTGAAAGATCGAATCCAGTTTGGGAGACGCCTGGGAGATCAACTCTCAGACTTGGCGGGGATTTGGGGGACCGGGCCGAACTCGCGACGGTCGACGACCGTCCGCAGAGACTGCTCCCATCGGGACTGCAACGTCTCTGCGATCTTCAGTTCCATCGTCAGCGTCGTATGGGAGTAGGTCCCCTCGACGCCCTGGAGCGCGTGGCCCATGCGCTCCTCTACCGCCACTCTAGGATGCCCGTCCTCGTCGAGCCAGACCTTGTGCGAGTGGCGCAGTCCGTGCGGCACCAGCCCTTCAACGCCCAGCACCGGCCGGACACCGGCCCGGTAGCCCACCCGCGGTTTCGACGGCCGCTCCGGACGCCCTTCGACCATGAACCGCCACGGACCGGAGTACCAGGCCCCGCTCCGCAGTAGCCGGCCGCCCTTCGGCGCCGTGAACACCCACTCCGAGTCCGGCCGCGAAGCGAGCAGTTGCCGAAGGAGGGCGGCGAGGAACGGCGGGATAATGAGACCGCGACCCGAGTCGTACTTGGCGGGGATCTCCGTGAATGCGCCGTCGACGTACTGGCTTTGCTGCTGCGCGTGCAGACGGGCGCCCTGCCCGCGGTCGACCAGCTCCAACTGATCCCGGTGCACGGCGGCCAGTTCGCCGATCCGCAGACCCGTGTAGGCCGAGGCGAGAACGAGGGCGTACTCGTTCAGTCCATACATCTCCAGCCCGTTGCGGGCTATCAGCAGGGCCTGGCGAGGGGTGGCGATGACCTTGTCGTCCTTCGGCTTCGGCTCGTACTTCCCGCGCCGGCCGGACTTGCGCGCGGCCACCGGGTTGTCGGCACGCAGCCGCTCAGAGACCGCGTCGTCCATCATTGTGCGGAATGTCGACACGATGGCATCGGCGTAGTTCTTGGAGACCTGCTGCCGGATCCGCTTCTCCCAGGTGACGATCGCTGTGGGGGACAGATCTCCGATCGCCACACCTCCCCACTCGGGGAGGATCTGGTTCTTCAGCCGGAGCCGGTACTCCTTCTCTGTGAGCGGGCCGACGTCGATGGACGGAAGCCAGGCAGCGGCCCACTCTGCGACCGTGGTGCGGCCGTCGCGCGGGTTGTAGAACTGCTTCCGACGGACGTCGGTCTCGAGGCCTTGGGCGTACTGCTCGGCAGAGCGTTCCGAGTGGAACGGCTGCCCGTTGTCGTCTTTGGAGACGGAACCCCACTTGCCGTTGGGGAGCTTGTACCGGCCTCGGTACCGCCACTTACGTGCGCGCTTGTCGTAGCCGCGCTTCTCGGCGTGAGCCATCGATCACCTCTGGGCTTAACCGGTGACGGCGCGCAGCGCTCTGCGGACCATCGTTTCGTCGAGCCGCTTCCAGCCGGTGATCGTAGTGTTGAGGACTTTCTGCAACGCGGCAGCGCCGTCGTCGCTGATCAGCTTCTGGTCGGCGTAGACGTTGAACTGCCCATCGTCACAGTCCTCGACCCAGATCTGAACGTTGCAAGGCATTCCCGAGACTGACACAACCCGCACAGGCATAGGTCCCCCAAGACCACCGCGGGCGCCCTCCATTGTGGTATCCGGACATGAGATCACACTTCCGGCCGGTCTCGGGAGGGGATGAACACATCCAGTGTGGGGGACGTTACGAACCGTTCGCAGCGTGCGGGGTGTTCCCGTTGTCGTCGTCATCGTCGGGCAGCCATTGCAGCTTGCGCTCGGCGCGACGCCAGGCAATGAGAGCTGCCTGGATCTCTTCGGGGGTGGCGTCCGGGCGGCCATGGACAACGACCGTCATGCGTGCGCCGCCGGTGCCGGGCAGCTGGATGACTTGGGAGTCGATGAGCGGGTCATCGCTCTCCAGTTCGTCGACGACGCGCAGCGGTAGCTTCTCGCGGATCCGGTCCTTGGCGGCCGAGTCGGAGGATCCGTCGCTGGCGGTAGTCGCAGGGGTCGGCTGGCCGCCGGCGAGGACGGCCCGCGCCGATCCTTCGGCCCACCCAAGATGTGGCTCAATCTTGGCCACGGTCTGAGGCATGCGGCTGCGCGGTTTGCCGCTTTCGAGGTTCTGGACGCTTCCCTCGCTGACGCCGGCGAGGTCGGCGAGCTTCTCCTGCGAGAGGCCACGCGCCTCGCGTGCAGCCCTGGCGGCGGCGGCGAGCTTGGCCCACTCCAGGTTGGTCCGGTCCTCTGTCATGGCGGCCATCATGCCGCACGGTTTGGCAACACGCACCCAGGGGCTCCCCTAATTGACCAGGATTGATCGGTCTTTGGGGAGCTCTTTTGTTGCCTCGTTAGCGCCTCGTTGCGCTTGCGCCCCGTAAGTGCGCCGCCGCGCGCCGTACATCCCTGGCCATCGCTTGCCGCTCCAGGCGCCGTGGGCCACCCAGGGAATCCCGAAGAACACCCAACGAATCCCGACCAGGGCTCTTGCTATTGGCGCTTCGTTGGGTCTACGTTGTGTCTCGTGAGACCGAACGGAGCCGCAATGAAGGCCATCCGGGAGGCCCGGGGGATCAGCCTTCAGCAGCTTGCCAAGGACATCGGCAGAGACCCCGGCTTTATCTCCCGCGTCGAGAACGGCAAGCAGGGAGCAGGCGACGGAACCCTCCACCTCTACGCCCGCCGCATTAACGCCTCCATCGATGCCATCACCCATAAGGAGAACCCAAGTGACCAGGAACGACCTGGCTCCCCCCACCGAAACGACTCTGATCCTCCGGCAGCTGACTGCAGCCGTTGAGCGCCTCGCAGCCGCCCCCACGGCCGCCGAGCTGGAGCTGAAGTGCTTCACCCCGGAAGAGGCCGCCGCCATCCTCGGCAAGACCCCCAACTGGGTCATCGAGGCGATCCAGGACGGCCGCGTCCCCCACACCTACGTCGGTAAGTCGCCGCGCATGACCGCCACTCACATCCGCTGGGTGCAGGCGCAGGGCGAGCGAGTGCCCAACCAGTACGCCAGGCCACTCACCAAGACGCCGGCTCCCGTCGCCGCCTGAGCGGCAAAGAGGCCGCCCCGCGCCTACGGGACGACCTCAACGATCCACCCCTCACGAACTGACGAAACGAAAGGGGCTTCACGTGCCTCAATCCTCTCAGACCCCGAACCTCGCCCTCGCAAAGGCCCGTGAGGCAGCCGCCGAGATCCTTCGACAGGACACCGGCACCGACCACCCGAAGTGGCGGCTGATCCTCACCGACAGCGAGTCCTTCACCGGCCTCGCCCCCGTCTGCACCGGAGAGCGCAGCGACGCGCTGCACGAGATCCCCGATTATCCCGGCGGTCCGAAGCGGGACGAGGACGGCGTCTACGACTGCTGCCCATGGCCGCAGGTCGAGACGTACTCGGAGGCGGTGGCTGCCTACCTGGTGGAACTGCTGAACGCCGACGTCGAGCAGGCCCTCGGCGGTGCGGCATGACCGACTCGATCACCTCCCTCCCGGCCGCCGTAACCGCCCGTGGCGCCCTCCCGATGCCCGCCGGGGACGTCCGCCCCTGGTCCGACATGGACACCCCGCTGCCGGTCGTCGAGGCCGACACCCGCCTCCAGGCGCTCCTCGCCGACCCGCCCGCAGGTCACGTGGAGGCCCTCCAGCCCGCCGACTGGTACGAGACCGTGTTCGACCTCCTCGCCTGCGCCCACCCCGAAACCTGCACCTGCACGCCGAAGGAGACGCCGTGACCGCCCTCGACGCCGAACCCCGCCCGCTGGCGGACCTGGAGCAGGACGCGCTGGTCGCCGTCGAGGTCGAGTTCGCCCGCCGCGCCCGCGGAACAAAGCCGTGGACGCCGACCGAGCTGATCGACCGGATCGAGCAGGTCCACGTCCGCTACAACCACCGCCGCGCCTGGCTGCGCACACACGAGCAGGCGGTGTCGTGATGGCCGCCGTCGACCTGACGGCCCTGCCGCCCGTCGTAGTCGTCCCCGGTATCGCCGCCTGGCTCGGGATCGCCCGGCCGGACGACGAGCCCGACGAGTACGAGGCGCTGTGTCGGCAGCTCAGCGAGGGGGACGCATGACCGCCCCGCCGTCGCGCCTGTCGCCGACCGCCGGCCTGTTCAACGCGGCCGTCCGCCTCTACATCCGCCGGGCCCGGAACCTGATCGCCGCCCAGGAGAAGGCCCTCGACGAGGCCCGCAACCTCAACCACGCCCTGCGCACCGCCGCCAGCTACCGGGCCAGCGCACACGCCGGATACATCGACCGCACCGGACTGGAGACGTAGTCATGACCCTCGGCGAACTGATACCCGTGCGCCTCGGCATGCTGCGGCCGGTCCGCCAGCCGAAGCACAGCGCGCCCGCAGAGGTCGACCGGCTGCGCCTCAGGCTCGGCTGGGCGAACGATCTGATCCGCACGCAGCAGGTACAGATCGACGACGCCGAGAAGCGCGCCGACTGGGCGGCAGCCTGCCAGGCCGAGGCGGAGGAGCTGGTCGTCAAGCTGCAGGCCGACGTCGACGACCTCACCGCCGAGCGCGACCAGTTCGCCGAGGAGAACGCCGCGCTGAAGCACCGGTTCGCCGCCCACCTGGCCGCCGACGCCAACGCCACCCGCATCACCGTGCCGCCCGCGATCCGCGACACCAGCGCGCTCGAGGACCAGGCCACCGGCCCGATCGACGTCCGCACGCTCTGGGACGCCCTCGGCGTCCAGCCCGTCACCGACCCGGGCCGCATCCACTGACACCGCCGTCCTCGCCAGATGACCGCCCGGCTGGCGAGGCGGCGGCCCAAAGGAAAGCCCCGAGCGCTGGTATCGCCCGGGGATCCGACACCAGCATCCCAGGAGATGACCTTGTCCGTCACCATCAACGCCCACAGGCTCCTGGCCCTCGTCGCCAAGACCCGCGGCCATGTGAACGAAGACGAAGTCCCGCAGCTCTGCGGGATCCGCTTCGAGAGCAACGGCACCTACCTGCACGCCCTCGCCTCCGACCGCTTCACGTTCGCCGTCGCCCGCACCAAACTCCGCCAGGCCGGCGAGCCGTGGGCCCTCACCGTCCCCGCCGAGGACGTCAAATGGCTGCACGGCTGGCTCAAAGCCCACGAGGGCGCCGACATCATCGACGTCTCGGCCGACGGCGCGCAGCTCAAGATGAGCAGCGAGCGGGGGCAGCTCACCATCAACGGCAGCACCGCCACCTTCCCGAAGTGGCAGGGCATGTTCCGTGACGTCCTGTCTGAAGCCTCCAGCAGCCGAGAGCTGACCTCCCTCGACGCCCACATGCTCGCCCGGTGGAAGAGCGCCGGAAGCCACCTGCGCGTCTGGCAGTCCTCCGAGGTCAAGCCGCTCCTCCTCGTCGGGGACGACTTCCTCGGCCTCCAAATGCCGGCCCGCTACAGCGGCGAGGACAAGGACCGGCCCACTGTCCTCGGCGACTGGATGGGCAGCCTCAGCGGCGGCGAGCCCGCCGAGTTGCCCGAGCCGCCCGAGCAGACATCCGTCCCGAAGATGATCGAGGCGACGCTGCACCACACGCTGCGCTCAACTTCGGCGATGTTCGGCGCCGACATGGACACCGAGATGGGGCGCGCCACCTTCAACGCCTGGGTGTTCTCCGGCATCTACGCCTGGTCCGCCTACCGGTGCCTCGAAGCACTTCGGCAGGCCGACCCAGACCTCGCCGAGACCACCGCCCGCGACCTCGACGAGCAGTTGGAGTCCGGCGAGATCGGCGAGTGGGCGTGGGACGCCGCCGAGAAGGCCGGCTTCGACCCGCAGAAGTGGCACGACGAGTACGAGGCCCACAAGAAGAAGCTCGCCAAGAAGGCCGCCGAAGCCGCCTGACCACCTCCCATACGCCGCGTCGAGCGCTTCCCCCAACGCTCCGCGGCAGCCGAGGCCGCCAGCCCCGCACCTCCCCCCGACGGGGCTGGCGGCCCGGCACCACCCATCCCGAAAGCAGGCCACATGAGCACCACGGACACCGAAAGCCACGCCTACGTCGTCCCTGACGGCGTCCTCATCGGACACCTCACCCCGGGCACCGCCGCCTGGGAAGAAGCCCGCACCGGCCTCACGATCACCGCCACCGAGATCGCAGCCGTCGTCGGCCTCTCACCCTGGATGAGCCGCTTCACCCTCTGGCACAAGAAAGCCGGCCTGCCCACCGGACCGTTCGAGATGACCCCCGCCATCGAGTGGGGCAACCGCCTCGAAGAGGCCGTAGCCGCCAAGTGGCAGGACGAACACCCCGGCTTCCTGGCCGCCCCCGCAGGCACCTGGCAGCACCGCGAGCGGACCTGGCAGCGCGCCACCCCCGACTGCCTCGTCTACCGCCAGCCCGCAGGCGAGTTCGAGACGCCGGACCAGGCCGAGGAACTCCTCGAGGTGAAGACCAGCCCGTTCGGCGACGACTGGGGGCCGTCCGGCGACGACGAAGGAATCCCCGTCTGGTACCGCTGCCAGGTCATCTGGCAGATGGACACCCTCGGCCTGCACCGCACCCGCTTCGCCGTCCTCATCTCCGGCCACGACTACCGCGAATACACCGTCGACTACGACGAGACCGAGGCCCGCATCCTCCGCGACGCCGCCGAACGCTTCCTCGACGACGTGCGCCGCGGCAACCGGCCGCCCATCGACGGCGCCACGGACACCTACCGCACGATCCGCGTCCAGCCGGACGGGCTCGAGGACCGCGACGTCGAGATCCCCTCCGACCTCGTCGCCCGCTGGGACGCCGCCTACACCGACCTGTCCGCCGCATCCGCCGACCTCACGCAGGTCCGCGGCGAGGTCCTCGACCTCATCGGCAACGCCAAGCGCGCCGTCTGCGGCGACCGCCGTATCGCCTACCGCACCGTCCGCGACGGCAAGACGTACAGCCTCAACCCCTACACCAGCAAGGACGCAGCGTGAGCCAGATCAGCAACGCCATCGAGAAGCGCGACAACGGGCCCGCCGCCGTCGTCGAGAGGTACCGCAGCGACCTCGAACTCGTCATGCCCAGCCACCTCCAGGCGCGTGTCGGCGCCTGGATCCGCAACACGCAGGGCCTCCTGCGCCGCGACGAGAAGCTCATGGAAGCCGCCCAGAACGACGTCGGGCAGTTCATCGCCGTCCTCATGGACGCCGGCCGCCTCGGACTCGAACCCGGCACCGAGCAGTACTACCTCGTCCCGCGCTGGAACAAAAAGAAGCGAGCCACCGAGGTCACCGGCGTCCGTGGCTACCAGGGCGAGATCGAGCTCATGTACCGGGCGGGCGCCGTCTCCTCCGTGATCGTCGAAGTGGTCTACAGCAAGGACCAGTTCCAGTTCCGGCCCGGCCGCGACGAACGCCCGGTCCACGACATCGACTGGGACGCAGACGATCGCGGCCAGCTCCGACTCGCTTACGCCTACGCCGTCATGAAGGACGGAGCCACCAGCAAAGTCGTCGTCCTCAACCGCGGCCACATCGCGAAGGCGCGCGCCAAGTCCGACAGCGCCGACAAGGACTGGTCGCCGTGGAACACCGACGAGGAAGCGATGTGGCTGAAGACCGCAGCGCACCGCCTCGCCAAGTGGGTGCCGACGTCCGCCGAGTACATGCGCGAGCAGATCCGCGCAAAGGCCGTCGTCGAGGTCGAGCAGCACCCCGGGCCCCTTCCGGCCGGTATCCCGCAGCCCGCGCCCGGAACGGTCGACAACGACTACGACGAGGACCCCCTCGAGGGCGAGCTCGTCGACTAGCCCGCACGCCGGAAGCCGGCCCGCGGGAATCGGGCCGGCTCCACCTCCAGCACACACCTCCGAAGGGAGAACGACAATGCCCCGCCTCACACTCGCCGAGCAGGTCGCCGCCGACGCCCGCGACAAGACCCTCAATCAGTTGGTCCGCCAGGCCTCCGACTGGGACCGCAAGGTTGTCGCCCAGGCCGTCCTCATCTGGATGCGCGACCACTACACCGTGTCCGCGAACGACCTGCGCCACGAGCTCCCCGACGTCGCCGGTGGGGTCCTGCCCGGCGTGCTGCGGGGCATGTCCCACAACTTCCTGATCCACACCGGCCGGTACGTGCCGTCCACTTCGCTGCGCACCAAGGGGCATCCCATAGCGGTGTATCGGCGCCGCACCGCCGCAGACCGGGCAGAGGCCGCCGCGTGAGCCCCGACGCCGCCCTCGCCGCCGCCGTGGCCGCGTTCATGACCGCCGCCTGCACCCTCCTCCTCCTGCTCGGCACCCGGAGGCAGCGGTGACCGCCGTCGACTTCGCCCTCGACTCGATCCTCGCCGTCGGCTGGATCGCCGCCTTCATCCTCGCCGCCGGGGTTGTGCTCCTCGTCGCAGGCCTCGCCGTCGCCCTCGGCCGCTGGACCGGCACCTGCCTCGCCATCCGCTGGCACGCCCGCCGGCTCATCCGCGAGGTGCAGCTGTACGTCCACCGGCCCATGCTCCGCCCCCTCTTCGACACCCACGACCAGCCCCGGAAGGAGATGTGACCGTGAAGCCGCTCGCCGAACACGGAACCACAGCCCGCGCCAAAGGGCGCCCCTCCGCAGGCATCCCCGGCTGCCCCTGCCCCCGCTGCCGCCGCGCCGAAAACGCCTACGACAAGCGCCGCCGCTTCCTCAACCAGACCGGCCGCACCCTCATGGTCGACACCGCCCCCGTCGCCGCACACCTCCGAGGCCTCTTCGCCGCAGGAGCCGGCTGGATCCAGCTCGCCGCGATCTCCGGCTGCTCCACCTCCACCCTGCACAACCTGCTCACCGAGCAGAACCCGCGCTGCCGCCGCGCCACCGCCAACAAGATCCTCGCCATCCAGCCCGGTGACGCCATTCCCGACCACCGCGGCATCCCCGCCACCGGCACCGTCCGCAGGGTCCGCGCACTCATGACCCTCGCCCACACCTGCCGGGCAATCAGCCAGGCCTGCCAGATCGACCACAGCACGCTCTCCGACCTCCTCACCGGCCGGCTGGACGCCGTATCCATCGGCCTCGCCAACAGGGTCGCCGACGGCTATCGCACCCTCAGCCGAACCACTGGAGCATCCGCCCGGTCCCGCAACCGGGCCACCCGCGAACGCTGGGCACCGCCTGCCGCCTGGGACGACGACACCATCGACGACCCGAACGCCCAGCCCGAGTACGGCCGCGAGCTCAGCTTCCACGAGCGGGCCGAACTCCGCCGCGAAGAGATCATCCACTTCGCCTGGCACGGCGACACCCCCGAGCAGATCCTCGCCCGCCTCAACGGCGAGATGTCCATCTCCACCGTCCGCCAGATCGTCCAGGACTGGCGCACCGGCCAGAAGCGCGACCGTCGTCCCAACTCCCTGAAGGAAGCCGCCTGATGTACCGCAACGACAACGACGCGCTCACCGTCATGGACTGGTTCTGCGGCGCTGGTGGCTCCAGCCAGGGCATGCACTCCATTCCGGGTGTCCGGATGGAGCGGGCCGCGAACCACTGGGAGCGGGCGATCGAATCGCACGCCGCGAACTTCCCCACCGTCGACCACTACCGCGGCGACATCCGCGAAGCGCCGGTGGACAAGTGGCCCGTCACCGACATCTTCTGGGCGAGCCCCGAATGCCCGCAGTGGTCCAACGCCCGCGGCAAGAAGCGCGACTTCGACGCCTCCCTCCAGGGCGACCTCTTCGACGGCTTCGGACCGTCCGAGGAAGTCGAACGATCCCGCGCCCTGATGGAGGAGGTGCCGCTGTACCTGCGCGGAGTCCAGCAACGCGGCGGCCTCGTCAAGGCCGGCGTGGTTGAGAACGTCGTCGACGTGCGCGCCTGGGACCAGTGGGACCGGTGGCTCGGCGAGCTCCACAAGCTCGGCTACCGCACCCGCGTCATCGCCCTCAACAGCATGCACGCCGACCCGCGCACCGTGCACAAGGCGCCGCAGAGCAGGGACCGCCTGTACGTCGCCTACTGGCACGCCTCCCTCGGCCGGACCCCGGACTGGGACAAGTGGCTTCGGCCGCGCGCCTGGTGCACGAGCTGCGACATGTGGGTGCAGGCCGTGCAGCGCTTCAAGCAGCCCGGCCGCGACATGGGCCGCTACCGCCAGCAGTACGTGTACCGCTGCCCGAACGTGGCCTGCCGCAACCAGGTCGTCGAGCCGGAGACCCTGCCCGCCGCCGTCGCCATCGACTGGACCCTGCCCGGGCAGCGCATCGGTGACCGGACCAAGCCCCTCGCCGACAAGACCCTCGCCCGCATCCAGGCCGGCCTCGACAAGTTCGCCCGGCCCATCACCCTCGAAGCCGCAGGCAACACCTTCGAACGACGCCCCGGCGTCCGCACCTGGCCCGTTGACGCACCCCTCACCACCCAGACCACCACACCCACCAAGGCCGTCGCCTACGAGCCGTTCATGGTCCCGGCCGGCGGCACCTGGCGCAACGACCCCTCCAGCGTGCTGGACCCGATGGCCTGCCGGACCACCCGCGAGAACGACGGCCTCGCCATCCCGCCCCTCCTCATCCCCGTCGAAGGCCGCGACGGGAAGGAGCCCGCGTCCGCGAACAACCCGCTCCGCACCCAGACCGCGCGCAACGAGACCGGCCTTGCCTGGCTGCCGTTCATGGTCACCATGCGCGGCGGCGGCGACCAGCTCCGAGGCCGCTCCATCAGCGAGCCCGTCGGCACCGTGTCGGCGAACGGCAACCACCACGGCCTGGTCACTCCGAACCTGCCCGCGTTCGTGATGCGCAACAACGGCAGCACCGGTGACGGCGGCGAGCACTGCACCACAGCGGCCGAGTACTTCCACACCATGACCACGGCCGGCCACCAGTCCCTCGTCACCTGGGAACACCTTCTCGTCCCCTACTACGGCAACGGCACGGCGAAGACCGTCCGCGAGCCCGTCGGCACCCTGTCCACCCGCGACCGGTACGCCCTCGTCCAGGGCAACGTCGACATCAACGACGTCCTCTTCCGGATGCTCGAGCCCCACGAGATCGGCCGCGCGATGAGCTTCGCCGATCAGTACATCGTCCTGGGCTCCAAGCGCGAACGGGTCCGCCAGTACGGCAACGCCGTCACCCCGAACTGCGCCGAAGTCATCGTCTCCGCACTCGTCGAAGCGATCACCGGCGAGGACATCGAGCGGCACGCCGAGCCGCAGTTGGCCGCCGCGTGACCGCCGTCTGCCGGCCGCGCGCCGGACCCTGACCCGCCGCCAGTGACCCGCCGCCAACCAGAGCTACCGAGAGAAGAGACCACGTGAGCATCGACGCCATGTACTGGGTCTGGCTCCACTCCCAGTCGAAGGGAGCCGGACGGCACGTCATGCTGGCAATCGCCAACCGGATCACCGGCGACGACGGCGCCGCGCGGGTCAGCACTGCGGAGCTCGCGCGGTTCAGCAACGCAGCCCGATCGTCCGTCATCAAGGCCATCGACGCCCTCGTGAAGTCCGGCGAACTGGACCTTCTCGAGGAAGGCCGAGGGACTCGGCCGACGCTCTACAGGATCCCCGGAACGGTCGGATTCGCGCGCCCCGACTTCGGTTCTAGAGGTCCGGTGACCGGACCCCTAGAGGGTGGCCAGGGGTCCGAAAACCGGACCGCTAGGGGAAACGCTAGGGGTCCGGTGACCGGACCCCAGGGGTCCGAAAACCGGAC